CAAAATGCTGCTCAGTAGATTCATCTTTTGCTAGCTGTCTTTCTTTAGCTTTAATATATTCTTGTGGACTAATCAAAATCTTTTTTAGAGTGCTTTGATTAAGAGCACTAATTGTTTGGTAATCGATCATCTTCTTTTAATTGATTTAATTTTATAAACTAATTTTCTGTTCTTTAAATTGCTAATAGGCACAAACTCATATTGAGTACGTCTTAAGAATTCTACAGTGTCATCAGGTAATATACCTTTCTTTATTAACACATCATCTAGACATTTAATCCATATAAGAGCTAGGTTGCCTATATCCCAATTAGGTTTGTAATCATCGGCTGCTGGTTTCCAACTCGTCTTTCTTCTTCCTGTTTCTTTATCTTTTATCATTTTCATAACTCCATAATTTATAGGTGCATATACTGTTAGTTTTGTTTCTACGGGTGTGTCAATACTTAGATTGTCTGGTATATGTTTTTCAATATATCCGTGCATGGCAGCTACAAGAGCTGCCCTAGTTGTATAGTGCACAGATGCATGAATCTTATTATAGCCAATCTTGACCCAGTTTTTCTTATTAACAGGTATATGAGTTATGAATTCAGGAAATTCTAATTTAATCTCACTTACCATAGCGATTTGTTTTTTATTATACCCAACTTATTTCGTTAGATACTTCAGGTTTAACTTCTTCTTCTTCTTTTTCTTCTACTTCTTTAACTTTATATCTAGGAGTAATCTCTTTAACATAATCTACATTTAGTTTCTCAGCTAACTCAGGACTTAATGTAATTTGATGTATTCTAAAATGATCACCATAAATAGTAATAAGATCATCTTGATATCTATCAAAAAGATATTGTAAGTTTTCTAGAGTTAATAGATTTCTTTCTAATATAATATCAATCATTTCATAAGCATGTACATACAAATGGTCATGTTTCATTCCTAAATATCCTAGAAGAGATTTAAAATTAACATGAGTTCTACTACGTAATTTTCCTATATTATAATTATGCTCTCGAAGTAAAATTAAAAGATACATTATAGACTTTTGATAATTACAGTTAGCCATAATTTCCATAGCCAATACATGATTGTCACTATCTTCACTTTCAAACATATTACTAAGTTGATCAAAAACTTTTTCATCTATAGTAATAGTTTTTTCTCCATTCATATGAGGAAGTAACTCTCTATAATGATATGTTTTATTAAGATTATTTTCAATATGTAGAAACTTTTCAACATAATCTTCATCAACAGCTTTTCGTCTTTCTTCCCGTCGTTGAACTATATTTTTACAAAGAGGAACTCCTTTATAAAATTCACCAGATCTTTGATTTATAAATGAACTTAAGTTTTCAGATACAAAAACTATATCATCATCTTGATAAGGTTTTAATTCATTTGATATAAATTCTACATCATCATCATTAACATAAAGATGTTCTTCATTTACACAAAGATTTAAAAACTGTATTATTTGTTCTTTAGATACTTGATTAAATTTTTCATCGAATATCATATGATTTATAGGATCTTGAATAAATAAATGACTAGCTTCAGTAACATTATTCGTAACGTCTATTAAATTGTCAAATAAAATATCTTGAAGTTTTACTCTAGGAACGTTAGCTTTTCTATCTATATAAAATTTATGACCAACACCTAAAGTATATCTATTACTATTAATAGTTTCTACTATTTTATCATATTCATCATCATTATAAACATATGTATATTTAACAAAAGGATTTGCTCCTTTATCATAATCATATCGAATCGAACATTTATTAAGTGATGGACCTTTTCCTGGTATCCATGATGTTTCTACATCAATTGTTAGTTCTAAGTTTATTTTTTTTGCCATATTTTATTATTTAGTACTCATTTGTAAAACATTTTGATCTAGCATCATCTTAGAAAACTTAACTTTATTACCACCTAACAATTCTTTTACTATATAGTATTTTAAATCTTCAGTAAAAGTGTTAAACTTAGTAGTAAACTTAATTAATCTATTAATTGTCGCTTCAGGAACACTTCCTTCAGAAGCAATACGCAAACAATAATTAATTAATCTAGTAGCCAAGACACTTGCTATATCAGCACGATATGTATCATTAACTCCGACACAATCATCAAGAGCTTCTAATAATTCTTTTTCGTCTTTTTGAAGTAATTCTTGAGGAGTAAGAATTTTATCTAGTTGATTATTAATAAACATAACAAATAAACTTGCTGCTTCCGATCCAATAGAACCTTCGCCTACCATTTGTATAAGAGGCAATTGATTACTAAAGTCTTTAATAGAACTAATAGAGTTAAAGAATGTAGTAATAGACCTAGGATTAATTTCTTGAGTTATTACTTCAGGATGCATTAATAAGAAATTAATACAACGACCATCTATTCTCATATTCTCTGCCCACCGTGCCCATACATTAGCATCAAACTTAGTCTCAACAGATATGAAACGAGTTTTCTGCGCATTATCTAGACTAGTAACATTATAATCACCATTGTCAGGATTAGTAGTTAAGATAACATGCCAATTTCTAGGAAGTCGCCAGCTAACATATTCTTGTTTATCTATTAATTCCATACAAGCTTGCATAAATCTGTGATCAGCACGAGTATAGTCATCTAGAACTAAGAAACCGCCTTCACCACGACCCTGAATCCATTCAGGTGCAGCATGAGACATTCTCTTGTCTACAACTTTATAACCTTTCTTGTTAGCAGTATCAATCTCTTGCTCAGTAATCCATAAAGACTTACCTTCGTTATTTTTAACTTGGAATTCTTTGACAGGAAAACCTACTAGATCACCCAACTCTTCTAGCTGTGCTAAGTTTAACTTTACTACTTGCATGTCAAGCTCACTGCCTAACTGCATAATAGCAGAAGTTTTACCAAGACCCGCTTCACCTTCAATATTTACAGCAACAGGAACTTTACCATCTTCCTGTATATGTTGGTTATTGCTCACCATATGTTTGATGAATCCTTTTAATTCATCTACGTTTAATTGTAATTGATTCATTAGTATTTAATTTTATAATTCTAATTTTATCTTAAGACCAGGTAGGTCTTCATTAATTTCTGATTCTTCCGAGTGAACCCATAAAACTCTAGCTCTAGGATTTACATGTGTATATGCTTCACCGTCTGTAAAATATATAAGACTAGTATAACTAGTATTCTCATTAAAATATTCTATCACAGGTGTAAAGTCAGTACCACCGCGTCCATGTATCTTTAGTTCATAAGTACCAGTATATTCACTAACATCTCGTATATAAGTATCACATTGTACAAGAGTTATATCTACACCTGTTTTATATATATGGTGCATTTCATTCATAAACTCTTTTACTTCATGATCACGTACAGATCCAGATGTGTCTATAGCTAATAAAAGTTTTTGTTTCATTTTAACTTTCATACCAGGCATATCAGGAAACTTAACGTTTTCTTTTCTACGAATTTTCTTAGTAAATATTTTAGTGCTAATGCCAGTAAATCGTCGGAGATAATTTTTCCAATTAAATTTAGGAGGAATTATTTCTTCAATCTTAATCAAACCTTTCATTTCACCAGGAATATGTCCTTGTTTCTTTTCAGTTTGTTTTTTACATTGTTCCAACACACGTTGGAGCTGCTTATCTATCAATTGCTTTTCTGTTTCAGGCAAGTCTTCAAATTCCTTCCAATCGTGTTTAGGAATTTTAACTTCTCTTTCTGAACCTAATCCTCCTTCTCCGTCATCAGAATTTGCTTGTCCAATTAATACAACTTCTTGACTTTGGTCTAGACCATCTAGGAGTTTATCCATATTATTATCTCCACTACTACCTTGTTCTTTCTTTTTCTTTTGAGCTTTTTCTAACTCTTCGTAATAATATTGAGTACCAGCTTTTCTTCTTAAATTAAGATCACTGTAATCATTAATATTTATACCTCCTTCAGGCAATCGATGTTCATCTATATATTGATTAATTTCCATATCCATTGCAATGTTTGCAAGCTCTTTATTAGAGAACTTAGTAAACGTCAATAGATGACCAAAAGCAATATGTAATAATTCATGTTTAAGTAAACCTGTTTTATGATCTTCGTTTAGAGTATCCCAAAAAGGCTCACTTATCATTAATTGATAGTTGATTCCATTTTTACAAACACCAGCTGTGCCTACTCGCACATCCCATATTTTATTTAATGATAATAAATAGAAACCGTAAAACGGTTCTTCTAACATTAGCTTCTTGCTAATTTTACTTAGAGATTCATGTTTTGTCATAATTTTTTTTCTAATCTTTTATTAAAATGTTCTACACTAAATTCTTTAGTAGTATTTTTTACTAAATCACTAAAATCTTTAGATCCACCTAAAGGCAATACAATGAAACTAGGTACATCATATCTTTTAGAAAACTCTTTAGCGAGTTTCATACCTGCGTCGTCGTTGTCAAAGAGACATACAACTTTTTTAAATCTAGATTTATATTCGTCCATTACAGAATCTTTCATCATAACAGATTCTGATTGTAAACCTATAGCAGGAACACCTACTACATCATGAAGACTCATGACATCTTTTAAAGACTTGGTAATTACTAACAGCTCACCTGATTTAGGCAGTTGCCTATAACCTTGGTGCACAGAATAATTAGCATTGTTAATCCATTTCTTAAGTTTATTTTCAAATGGTTGATATATCTTATAAGTAACTTTACCGTCTTTGTGCTCGATATATGCATAAGCATGACTAGCAGTTTTAACAGCATTGTCATTATAAAATACATGGCTAATAGGAAACACATTAAATTTTTCTAACGTAGCTTTTTTGATACCGAATGATTGCCAATATTTTTTATCTATTGCTAACCACGGTCTTTTCTTTATTCCTAATTCTACAGATTCTTTACGTGTTATCCTTGTATATTCTATATTCTGTTTTGTAGCATTAACATTGAAGTTAGATAACCCCATATCGTATGCTACTTTTTCTAGCGCTTCATAATAACTTAAACTAAATAATTTTCTAACTAACATGATAAAATCACCACAATCACTTGTAGCAAAATCTTTAAACATTAGTATATCTTTATTTGCTTGATGAAAAAACAACGCAAAAGAAGGAATATTGTCTTCACGAAGAGGTGAATGGTAGACACCAAGTCTATCTATCCTTTCTCCCATATAAAAACTATATATCTGTTCTTGCGTAACATGTTTTAAGATATCATCTCTTGTAATAAGATCATTAAATATTATTGAATTTAAATCTATGTTTTCCATAATAAAAAAGAGAGGGCTTTTACACCCTCTCTGTTTTTATAATTTAGATAGTTTACCAGTCGTCACCTTCTAGAAGCTCATCTGCTTTAGCAGTAACTTCTACTTCATCTTTCACTATTCTTTCCATAGCATCGATGGTAACGGCTAGTTTTAAACGTGTTTGACTTACGTCAACACTCATAGACTCTACAAATGGAACCCAGCTACGAGGCTGAATATATTGTTTAGGAGCATTCACAGTACCATAGGTAGCGAAAATTCTAAACTTACCAGCGTTAGCTAATCCATCTTTAATATACTTCATAGCTTGATCAAGAAATTGTTTTTCATTTTCAGCTTTAGGTATATTAATATGATGGTCAGCACCATATATAGCATGTATAATGTGCTTCATAGATTTACCTTGCTTTTTTACTTGCTCTTCTTTAGTATTATACTGTGTATCTTTAGTAATATACCAAAAAGAAGTAGAACACTCGCCACCATTATCATCTGTAAAAGTGATTTTATAATCAGGAGCGTTTTCCTTATCATCTGGTTTCTTTTTGTAAACAGACATTTTAACATCGTTTACTAAGCCTGCTACACCACCGTTAAATATTACGGTACTTCCACCTGCGGCATCAAAACCGCTGTCATTTAAATCGTACATAAATTATTTTTAAAAATTATTACCAAGTTTCATTAGTTACATCTTCAGAAGGAGTTACTGCTAACTCTTCTTCTATTTTATCAGCAGCTATTGTTTCTTCAGAATTATAATATTCTGTTGCTGATTCAGTTGCTGATTCAGTTTCTTCAACTGTTTCAGTTGTTTCTGTATTAGAATCTAATAATTCTAATTTGAAATAACCTTCACTGTCGACTACTTTAAATTCATTTTCTACATCATTAGATAATTCTAATGTTTTAGAAATAAATTCAAAGGTTCTTTTGTCACTAATAGTACAAGTTTTAGTTAATCTTAAGCCTGCATCTCCGTCTGCTTTACGAACTGCAACTATTTTTGCTTCAGTATTAAAACCGAAAGAAAGTCTATCTTCTCCTTTAATACCTAATAACTCTTGAGCAGCTTTGTTAAAACTAAATTTTCTACCTGCACCAGGCTTTGACAATGCTGCCATAGTCATTACAGGATAATCATACTTTTCTACTTTTCGCTGTCTTTGTGAGGGAACAGCATCCCATACGAAATCTTTCATTTCTGTTGTTTATAAATTAAAAATTAAATTGAATAATACTCTCTTATTGCATTGTTAACGACAGTGAGATCGTTGTCAATCTCATCGTTTTCAAACATTTCGAGAGGTGTTTTACAAGTGTCGGAACCTGATGATATAGTTCTAAATATATGCCTGTTAGGCTTACCAGGAGATTTAATAATCTCTGTGTATAAAACTATAGTACTAAAAGACTCAGGAACAAATCTTTCTAACATTTTACCTTGAACTCCAATACGCTCAGATGCAAAACCTGATTCATCATAATGTGTTTCAGGATGCGCCATAAGATATACTATGATATCATCACGCATAGAGTCGTTAATAAAATTGATTAGGTCATATTGGCTAGCAGCCATTTTTGACCATTTATCGAAACCTTTCTCGGATCTAAATTTTTGACTCATAACTGTATCAGTCATAATACGAGACCAAGTGTCGATAACTACAGTCTTAACATTTTTTAGTTCATTTACTTTTTTCAAAGTAGCTAGTACTATACTAATGTCAGACGTTTTGCGATAATTACGCTTTTCCTCATTATAATTTTTGCTAAACTGTTTAAAAGGTAACGCCTTTTGATCGGTGTTAATTATTACAGTTTCTTCGGGATTTAGCTTACGCAATGAGGTAGATTTACCCATACCTGATTTACCAACCAGGAACACTAATTGTGCCATAAATTAAATTGTTTTTTGATTAATTACTACTATGTAAATATAGTCATTTTTCCCTGTATTTACAAGGGATTGGAGGTTTAAATTGCTTAATTTATTTCATATATTTTTCTATTTTTAAAGGGTTAATAATTAGTCTTTATCATACACAGTTACTAATAACTGTTCTTGAAAATGTAAAATTTGTTCTACTGTTTTCCATTCAGCATCTCCTATATTCTTTTTAGAAAAAGCTACTTCAATATAATGTCCATTACTTATACCTTCCATAGATAATTTTCTAAGACAAGATTTTAAAGCAGAATACTCAAATTCATTATCTTTTAAAGATGTATAAAAGTTTAATACACTAGCAGACTGTGCTATGCTAGCAACAGAATAATCTCCTAATTTATATAAAGCTGGTAAAGGAAATGCTTTATGCACTTGCTCTATAACTTCAAATTTTTCATATAACTTTTTAGATAACTCAGGTTTTTCTCCTTCAGCTGGATCTTTTGTACAATTAATATTGTTAACTAATAGAGGTATTTTACCTTCTTCGAAAGCTTTACTAATGCTTCCTTTTTCTTTTTTTACAATTGGCATAATTGATTAATTTAATTTAGAATAATAATCATGAACTTTCTTAAGTTCTTCAGGCTTACCATAAACTTCGTTAGCTTTTGGTAATTGATAATAAGCACCTATCTCGCCTACAAATAGGAAGCTTGCTAGTAGATTTACATCACCGTCACGGTTTTTACAAATCTTAGCTAGTCTATAACGATTTTTGTATTTTGTTATGTCAAATCCGAGACACTTATCTACACCATAATAAAACGGACTTGCTAAACCTATTACAGTATTAGCATCCTCTGAGACATTACCAGTGTTTTTGATGTCACTTAACATAGGCATCCAATTATCTCTTTCTCTACGGTCCATAGCTTCTGATGAACGATTAATCTGTGATATAACTACAGGACTAAAGTTGAACATATTTCTAAAAAACACTAGAGTTCTAGATGCTTTATCGATAGCTTCTTTTAGAGAGTTATAATTATTGTAATTTATCAAACCTATATGATCTATTACTACAAGAGTAATTAAACCAGGATTATTAGGTTCATAGCCTACAATAAGCTTATTGTTATCTCTAATAACTTTACCACGTTTTTCTGCATAATCCATAAGATCTTTATATAAAAACTCTGGACTAAGTGTACTACGATAGTGCAAATATTTATCTTGTATTTGTCTCATTCTATCTTCGTATTGTGGTATTAGCTCTGCTACTTCAGGACGTAATGTTTCTCCACCTAAACTTAATATTTCATTTAGATTAGTCAATACTCCGTGCTCACGCCACATAAGATTAGCAATATGTTTTGCTATTTGATGAGGCGGAGGTATTTCTAGAGAATAATATATAATCTCTATGTCATGGATGTACCCAGGATTTGATTGCAAAAAATCTATAGCGCCATAAACATAAGTTGAATTTACAAATGACGTTTTACCGACACTTGTACCTGCGAAAACTAAATCGTATCTACCTGGCTGTATATTTTTTATATGATTACTTAAGGTTGTAAACCCTTGAAAAGGTATACCTGTATTTAATCCTCTCTTACCACGTTCTATTGATTCTTTTAGTTTATCCCAATACTTAATTTTTGCTGTCATATAATATTTAAATTTGATCCGAATTCCAATCTTGTTCTTCCACTCCTTCAGGTTGTATAAAGACTTCCCATTGTTCCCACATAGAATTGTTAAGAACAGTTTCCATGTTAGGTAAGTATTGAAGTTTATTAGCTCGTTTTTGTTGAGCTATAAAAGCTTCAGTTGCTTTAATTGCTAATTCATGTTGAGCAGTTCTCTTGACTCTAGCAAGATATTTCTTTTCATGTTTTTTAGCAACTTGAGCAATGGAACCAGAGGCACGTAACACTCTGGTTCCTACTCTTACAGGATAACATTGATAAAATTCCCAAAAGTTAATTTGATCTCCACGTATTCCAAACAATTTTTCAATCTTGTCTGTAGAAATAATCGTATCCATAAATAAACCCCCTTGGGATAATATATATGGAGTATCTTTTAAGGATTCTCTTATATCAATTGCTTGATCTTTACCGAAAATTTTCTCAATATTAGTATAGTCTTTATTATACAGAAGTTGTAGTAGAACTAGCTGATTCGGAGTCAGGGATGACCGCTGGAGCAGCTCCAGATTCATCGATATTTCCATAATTTAACTGATTTAAAAAGTCTTCTAAGTTACAAATAATTACCTTATTTTTATCTATATCACCTAACCTTTTTTTCATCCAAACTTCCTCTTGAGTCCCAGGAGAATAAAGGTTTACAATGATTGCTTCTTTATCAGGTTGCATACGGACAACTCTACCTAATTGCTGTATAAAAGTACGTTTAGTAGAATTAGAACCAGCTATAATTGCTAGCGAACAATCAGGAACGTTGAAGCCCTCGTTTAGTGCTTGTACACTGCTGATATATCGCACCTTGGTGCGTTTGTCTTTAAACCTTGCTACTATGTCTTTCTGTTGTTTCTTGGTTATCTTGCTGTGAAAACTCATACATATATCACCAAGTTTTTCTTGCAACAATTCTGCAAATTCTACAGTGCCACTAAATATAAGGCCGTTACGTTTACCTACAGCTTGAATAATATCATGAGTAGCTTGCGCTTTATTGGTATTATTTAAACATATAGTTTTACGCTTTCTCATAGATGCATAATACGCAGCTGCTTTACCTTTTTGTTCACTAGTACCAGTTTTAAGATGTTGTTGTGCTTTTCTAAATGCATCTCCACCAAATCCTAAAACTGCAGCAAAATGCTTAAAAGTATTATTAGCTTTATCATATGCTTCTTGCTCTATTTTAGGCAAAGGTACAGCTACATTATATACAGTATACGGTGCTATCCATCCTGCTTCTAAGCAATCATCTACAGTAACCTCATCAATTACTTCTAGATAGTCTAGAATAATATCATGAAGTCCGTCTTCACGTTCTAAAGTTGCTGTTAAACCTAATACATACTCACAATCTGCTACTTCAAATATTCTTTTGAAACTATCAGCAGCATATCTATGACATTCGTCTAATACTAACATGTCATAGTTACGAGGTTGCTTTATAGCAGTATTAATTACTAACACATCAGCAAACTTTACTTTATTCTTAGCTAATTCTGCTTCCCATTGTGCTTTTAATGTAATAGTAGGCACAACAACTAGACAGGATTCTATACCCGCTCTATCTACCATACCTTTAATAGCCATAATAGCAGTATAGGTTTTACCGAAGCCTGTAGCAGCTTGGAATATACCTCTAAAGTTATTCGCTCGCCATTTTTTTAGAACTTCTATTTGTCTTTCTGTTCTTGTCATTTAATTATTTTTAATGTTGCCAATATTTTGTTATTTCAGGTTCAGCTTTTAGTTTTACTGTTTTACAGAAAACATCACCTGCTTTTTCCATACATACTTGAAGTACTTTACTTATCTCATTCTTGATATTTTCACTGCATTCTACGACCCACTCGTCGTGAACTACATTAGGCATTTTAACTTTAAATACTAGATCATTTTCTTCTAAATATCTAAAGAAATATATACCTGCTAGTTTAGTGATGTCTGCAGATGAACCTTGAATAGGATAATTAAGTGACATTCTTTCTATATCACCTTTCTTAATAAAATATTGACGTACTTTTGGTTTATAATATTCTTTGAATTTCTCAGTGTTTCTTGCTTTATGGTCTCTATAATCCGACCAGAACTCTGGATCTTCTTCTATCTCAGCAGTTAATCTTTGAAAGTCTTCAAAGAACGGTATATAGCACTTACGACCACTTACCTCATTAAATTGTATATAACCTGATTTTAATGCTTTAGTCTTCTCTTGCTTAAAATAATTAGCAAGACCAGGAAAAGCTTTAAAATATGCTTTATATACTTCTTCGCCTCTAGTCATAGAGATGTTAAGATTTTGAGATATAGTTATACCTGTACCGCCATAGTTAATTGCAAAGCCTGCACCTTTTGCTATCTGTCTTTTCTCTTTATGATCACTTTTAATATCATTAAGAGCTAAATCAGCTAGCTCAGGAAATATCTTAGATGCTACAAATGAATGCATATCACCTAAGCCTTGAGCATAGAAGTTTAACAAGTCTTTGTCTTTAGACTTATTAGCTAATACTATTTGCTCTTGACCGCTATAGTCACTAACTATTAATGTATTACCTTTCTCTGATTGAAAACAACTTCTTGTTCTTGTATCAGAAGGTATATTTTGCATGTTAGGCATCTGCGGAAGATTGTATTTCTTCTTAGCTTTTTGACCAGAAGACAGTCGACCCGTATTCATTATTTGTGTAAAATTAGAATGTATTCTTCCTGTTACAGGATTTATATAATTAAACCAATTTTCACCATACGTACTTACAACCTTTTGCTTCTCGGTATATTCTAAATAAGTACTAATAATAGGATGTTTATCTTTTTGCTTTACAAGAACTTTTTTATCTACAGAATCTTTCATCAAGCCTGACTTTTTATCTTTAATCTTAGTATCTACACCAAGAGATTGCATAAAAGGTATAACTTGTTGAGACGAAGACCAATTTATATTAGATTTAACACCATCTTGAAATAAATCAAGCTGTGAATCTATAAAGCCACTATATGTCTCAGGATTTTCTAGTATAAATAAATTAAGCTTTCTTGTTATCTCCATAAGATCGCTATAATCTTGATTACACTTATTTTGCCAATCTTCAGGATTCATATAAAAGCCACAGAATTCTATATAGGCTAGTACTTTTACAAATTCGTTGTCTAGGCTTGCGGTTCGCTTGAGCCCTTTTTCTTCTAGTGCTACTATTTGCTTGCGTCTTATCTCGTGGAGATATTTCACATCGTCAGCTGCATACTTTATTACCCTAGAGCTTAGTCCTTCTTTGTGTATATGACCTCGTACAGTTTTATCAAGTTCTATTTTACAATATTTATAAGTAACTGCATCAAGAGATTTTCTCACTGTATCTATACCAGTAAATAATATTCTTTCTACAAGAAAACTATCATATACTTTCTTTGGAACTATTCCGTGATAATACAAAAATCTTAAGTCAAACTTAGCATTATGCATTATTAGTTCTTTCTTTTCAAGAATATCTTTATATTCTTTAGGATCAATAGTAGTACAATCAATAACATATTGCTTGTCATTATCGCCAAGCTGCATAGATAACAGCTCACAGGTATAAGGATCCATACCCATAGTCTCGGTGTCAAAACCGATTATGTCTAATTTTTCTAAATATTCTAATGATTCTTCTATAGAAGACATAGAATAACCAGCAGAGTTAAACATACTCTGCTGATTGCTTACTAAATATATCATAAATTATAAGGTTAACTTAAATCAGACAATAAATTGTCTATTCATTATATAAAATATAGCCTACTGCAAAGCATAGAGGCCCAAATATTGCCATCATTGGGATAGCATTTACTTCTCTTGTTCTCCATCTTTTATAGTAGTGTCTATTACGCTTACTTATCCAGTAAATATAGCCATATATTCCTATATATAGCCAGGATATTATTAATAATGTTGCCATAATTTTAAGGTTTATTGTTCAATTGGTAAATCCATTGCTACAGCTTGTATATGAGATTGGGGCAAGTTATACTTAGTCATAAACTCAAGCATCTTTCCATTACTCATTTTAGTTAATAAACTGGATTCATCAATAACATATTTTTTTACTTCATTTGTTTTCGGGTCTACATCCATTAATCGAAAGAAATACCCTTCTGCATGATCAAAGCCATATGCTATAACTTGATCGCTTTTTTCTATTACGTGTCTACTCATTTTTTTAAAAGTATTAATTGTCTAACTTGTTTACCAAAATCTGTATCATTAGGATATTTCTCATGTAATTCTAATACTGATTCTCCTAAATGACAGAGAGTAAACTTATTCTCCATTATAGTTTCTTTTATACGATCCCAATCGTGTTCGTTACTATCTACACCTTTTACTTGTCTGTGTTTATTTAAATTTTCATTCATAAAATAAATTTTATAATTAGTTTAACTATATTATCCAAAGCATCTAATATTATAAAGCCATATAAAGTCCATGCAAATATTCCACGGAATGAAGCTTTATTCCAATCCACATACAAACCATGTTTAATCTTTCTACTCATAAGCTTCCTCTATTTCTGCGTTTTCTTTCATATCTTCAATAAAATCTGCTAATTCATACCATGCCATATATCTATTAGGACCATAATCAAATATAGTCCAGTCATATGTACCTTTTTCTATTTCCGTTTCATATTCATCATATAACTTTTCAGCAATTGACATTAAATATGCCCAACCTGGAATATCTTCCATATCATCTAACTCTTCTCCACTATAGTCAACTAATATCTGATTCTTTTTAACTATACCATGCATTCCACCATGTTCTCTAGTTGCTTTTAACAGCTCTTTTATATGTTCATCTGATCTACTCATCTTTTACTATATTTTTTAAACCACCTGTTTGTAAACATTCAGGTGCAATTACTATTTCACTTTCCCATTCATTAGTTACATTCAAACATTTGACATGTTTAATGTGAGCTGCATAGTCTTTGTAATGCTTATGCTGATCTAATACAATTTGCAAAGCATCATTAGCTGTGTATGCTATTACATACCAGTTTTCCCAGTGTGCAGATCCTGCACTAACTTCAAATAGTCTAGGTTTTATTTCTCGTTTCTTACTCATACTAACATATTTTAATTCCTCCTGATTCAGAAAGAAATGATACAAACTCTTCTACATTTTTATGATCAAAAGGATAACTAGTTTCCCATGATTTTCTTTTACCCACTCCTTTACAACCGTTACATTCTCCTTGAACATATTCATCATTTCGTTTACCTGTTCCTTCACATAAATTACATTCTTCTAAAGGTAAATTATCTAAATCAGCCATATATTTCTTTTCATATGATATATGATTATGAGAAGCTAATTCTATAAGTAATTTACCTAACATTTTATCCACAACATCTTTAGATATTTTATATCCACTATTAGAGTATCCTGCTTTTACATCATCTATACTCATTACTTCTTCACATATATCACATACGTAATTCCATAAAGGTCTCCAAAACCATATATTATTTCTAAAATAAACACCTGGATTACGCTTTTCATATTCTTCCCGTTCTTCAAAATATAAATCCTTTTCTTCTTTTGATAATAGTGTCCATTCTTTATCTAAGATTTCAGGTTTCTTTACATTTTCTTTTGGTTCTAAACCATATACATCATATCCCATTTTCTTTTATTTTATTTCTAATTTTGCTACATTTTTCATAATCTTCTATATCAATGAAGTACCCCAATGTAACTAAAGGGTCTTCATGGTTCTTTGGTAACAAGAACGGCCCATCTTTACCTAATTCATCATACGTTGTTTCTCCCATCAATAACTTGTAAGAATTTTCATAAGCTTTATCCATCTTTATTTTGGTTTAGCTGTATTATTTAATTTATCTTTCGCCGTCATATTATATTCTTTTTTTTCTTCATTAGAAAGATTCATAGGTATTTCCCATTCTCTTAGTTTCTTTTTACTCATCTTTGTTTTGGTTTAAATATCTGACCATACAATTGATATTGTTACAAGTCCGTTATCAATATATCCATTTTCTAAACTATCTTTTGCTTTTTCTTCATCAACTTCAAGCTCACTTACAGCTTTTTGGATAAATAACTTTTCAGCCTGTTTAACAACTTCATCAGAAAGTTGCTCTTCAAAAATCCCAAAGCTGTCTATAGAAACAACTGGGTTTTGTTTTGTGCTTACAATAACATTAATTATTCTCATCTTTGTTTTGGTTTAATATTTTATACCATAACTTTACTATGAAATACTTAAACACTTCCCATAGAATTATAGTTACTAATATTATCTTACTCATCTTTATTTTGGTTTAAAATTTATCTAATTCATCTTTTGAAGATCTTAAATCTTCATATATATCAAACTTTTCAAAGTATTGTTGCATAGCAAAATCTCCCTTACAAGAATATTCTTTACATTTTTCTTGAAAATCTTCCCAGTTATATATATTCCATTTACGCATTAATACAGCATCATCTAAAGTTAAATCTTTAGGTATTTCTCCATTATTTGCGTTGCATATATCTATATGCAAATCTTTCATTTTTCCCATATCTTATCTTTTAATGCTTTTCTTATTAAATATCTGATTGTCACAGTGACATCAGTATGTTTTAGTTCTCCTTGGGTTTTTCTTAATAATACATGTTGAGATTCACTAAATCTTACTTGTGTATTTAAGAAATTATATTCTTTTTTCTTTTTCTCATCTCTTTTAGGAAAAGTATAAGGATATTTTTCTACAAGTTCTTTTACATTTTCAGCATATTCTAAATTACTTAACCAATTAATAGCATGGTTCTTATTATGTTGCACAGTATTTCTGTTAACACCAGTAAGAGCTGCTATATTATGTTCAGTAAGTTTAAATCTATAATATAACAAACCTATTAAATATGATCTTTTATCTACAAGATCTCTTCTTCTAGATTTTATATTTAGAGCTTTTAAATCTGCTATAACATCATTTAGTTTTATCATCTCATCATTGCTTTAAAACAGTTATTACTACATACTTCATTCATCTTATCAACGGGAGCTCCACATTCGGAGCACTCCCATTGATAACCACTATCTGCAGATAGTAATCTTAATTCTCCATTACACTCTATACATTCTGCAAGAGCTTTAGGATGTTCATCGAAGATTTCTATCTCTTCGCATTCTGAACATTTATATACATATCTCGCCATCTTTTTTATGTAATATTTTTAATATTTCTTTATAGGCTTTTACTTTTGCATCAATAATACTTTCTCCTGTATTATATCTTTCATCATAATTTGATTGATAGCATTTATCGCATCTTTCATAATTAGCCTCCTCATTATCATAACCTTCTCTTTCACTCTCTGCTTCTTTTATTAAAGTATCTATTGCATTTGCTAATTTTAATTCTTCTATTGTCATATTATCTTCCATTTTTTATATCACTTAACCATTCCCAATCTGGTTCATAATCTATTTCTTGAAGATTATGATAAATATTTATTTCTTCTTCAGTACATTCTACTCCGAATGTATCACTAATTAACTTTGCTTTTTCAGCAATATTAGTATGAGGATAATCTAAATTTATTACTTTTAGATATATACCCATTTCTTCATTTTCTATTTTAACTTTATCCTTATTCATATTATCCTGTTATTAAATTTTTTACTTAAAATAAAAAACAGAGCTCCGAAGAGCCCTGTTCTTTAACTAATAAATAGTTTATCTTCTTACCCATTAAGAGCATCAGCAATAGCTGATCCTGCGCTAGGCGCTTTACGAGTAGTTTCAGTATAAACTTGGTGATTTGCTTTACCAGCAACAACAGATGATGTTACATAAATGTACATACCATCCTTTAAAATGAAGTCACCATCTTTTCCAGCTCGCTTTGCACGAGTTTCAAAGTTAGCAACATCATATTCTGAACCTTCAGTAGACTCTGTAATTTGAATATTAAGAGCTACATCAGGTGCTGAAGATAATCTAGGATCAACTTGACCTATTTCTAGTGTATCACCTTCAGTTAATCCCTCAAGGCTAATTCCAAATTGCTTCTCAATATCAGACTTTTGACCAGTAACCCAAGCATATCTTGGTTTTTGCTGATTAAATCTTTCATCAGATGCATTCAGTATACCAAGTACATTAGTATTTGAAGAACCTGTGTTAACAATTTGGGAAAAAGTTAATTGTACTTTTCCATTTCTTACGCCTCTAGCGCTTTCTAAAACGATTGATTTTTCCATTTTGGATAGATTTTAAATTTTAATAAATAAATAATTGATTTTTGCTTTAGAAATTCAGACTTTCAAAGTCTTAAGAGTATAGACTAAAGCCTATCTATACAATTGCCTACTGTTGTTTTCTCGACGATGCGCAACAGAAATAGCTCCGATAAATAATATACTAAAGACTCAATTCAATGTATGGTCTTTCAAGTATAGTAGTGCTAAGACAGGACTCGAACCTGCAACTTACTACAGGAAATCATACTAACCTCAGTACGTTTTTCCATTAAACTACTTAGCGATTAGTCATTTATGCGTTATGATGACTATATTAATTAGAAAATTCTGCAGCATACATAATACCTTCACACGCTGCATGTGAAAATGGACTATTAGTATTAAAAGAATTTAGTCTTTCAAAAGTTATTTCTTCAGGTACAACACCTTGGTCTAATAATTTATACATATATTCTTCTTTCTCAAATTGATTGTCCATATCTTTAGGTGTGAACATATTAATAATCATGACAGATTCAGCATCTATTACTGCAGTTACTTTATATTGATAAACTGTCATATTAAATAATTTTAAATAAGACCTAGGAAATACTCCTAGGTCTTTCGGTACTATAAGTACTAAGATAATAAATTAAACGTTATCATCTTCCAACACTGTGCAACTCTCACCAGAGTCACCATATGCATCACATGTTACATATCCTGTTCCACAAGATGTAATTAGCAATGCTACTACAAACAACAAGCCCATTAGGCTTAATGATGGTACAATAGGATGTACCTTAGTTAATAAATTTTTCATTTTTTGAAAATTTAAAAATTAAACAATAGGACGAGCAGTAATATTATCAGGCTCATCCGTTCTTATATATGCTACCTCCTTACATGTGGTAACAAACTCTTTATTATTTCTGTAATATGTATACAGAAAAGTTATTTCTTCTTTCATAAATAAAATTTTAAAACTCTAAAACCTTTTAGTTTATATTCATCATAATAAACATCTTCTTTAACAGGTCCTGATCCCATATTATGTACTACATAATATCTATCAGTTCCTTCAACTTTTTCGTCAATTAGTATACCAATATGCCAATCTTCCCAAAATATAACATCTCCTGGCAGATAACTGTCATTATAACTTAATTCAGATTCAGGAAAATGTAATCTAAAATACTTTTTAAGTATTCTTACACGCCTGTGATCTATATTAGCATCAGGTTTAAGACCGTATCCTGGTTTAGGATAAGGATAATAATATTTATGATTTTTAACTACAGATTTATGTACGTGTTCTTGTAAATCTACACCAACAGACCTAAAAGCTCTTATTATTACATCAGTACATACACCAATATTCTCAGGAACATCTCCCCAAGGATATCCTATAATTCTATAGCTTCCGTCATATGTAACATTTTGTGTAGTTTGCCATTTAGCATTTTCACATACTTTAACAACTTTTGATTTTTCATATTTTTCCCAATCGAGAGATTGAGAGTAGGACATAAATCCTACTCCCATCATTACTATAAGCAATATCTTTTTCATAATCATTCAGTATTAGCTGCTATTCTACAGTCATCTACAACTTCATTATTTACTAGTCTAAAACACTCATTATATTGAAAATTTCCATTAGTTTGAATATAATATAATATTTCTTCTTCATAACAATGTTCGTAGACAAATACTTCAGCTGTTTTATCTTTTATTACATAAAGATAATACAATTCACGGTCATCATTTTTCTCATTCATAGGCGTGACTATACCTAGACCCAATAAATGGGTAAAAATTAATTTTAATAACATAATTTTTGATTTTAATAAATAAATAAAAGGATTATACTGAGGCAGGTTGGAGTCACAGTCCTGCCCCAGTTTTCACGGCTTATTCTCATACAGATATCAGCTAATGCATTAACTAAATACCCAAGGTTTCATCCCTCCGTGACTGGTGATATTATACCAGCATTAGGTCTCTTATCATTTTAAAGAGTAAATTTAGACCATACGACCTCTATTACCTGCTGCGTCAGGCAATGTTTTAAAGACCTAAGTCATCATAGTAATCATCAATAAATTCATTGATATCATCTTCCATAAAATTTGCTTCTATGCCAGACACAGGTGCTTTATAAGATGGTTTCTTATCTGCAATTAGATCTTCGTAGTAAGATATTATTGAATATACTGAAGTACCAGACTTAATACAGTTATCAATTAGATTAGTGAATCTATCTTTAGTTTTCTTTAATGCTTCTTCTTTTGTCATATATATTGTTTTAAAATAAACAAGGTGCTTAAATGTCTTAGTAGGATTTAAATAATGCGCAATAGCGTTAACTTACATATCACCATACCTTGTTTGTCTGCTTAATACCCCTGACTTTACAGAGCCTAACTCGGAAGTTAGATTTTAGATTTAAAAGTAAGATGTCCGACGGTATCTCTCATACGCTATTCCCGTGATACCCGATAGTTTATAATGCGCATCCCTTTAAGTTTACTGCAACATCTTACTTAAACATTTAATTACATACAGGTCATTCGCAAAGAGTATAACGAGGAGCAAGTAAATGCTCCCCACTATATACTCTAACCTATGTTCTTTCTTAAACATGCTTATACTTTTCTTTAGGATCCATAGCAAGATAGGATATACCTAAAAAGATAAATAAAGCTATAAATACAGTTGAAGACATTAACAGTCCAGAACTATTTAATACTACAGCTTCATAAATAGCCAATACAGATGCAAATAAAGATAACAATGTTAATGCGCCTATAAGTTTGCCTATCTTAGTTAATCTTTTCTTAGGATAAACTATTTTATTCTCTTCTCTTTTAAGTAATCTTTTAGTACACAATTCTATTGTAAAACATAATATGTGTAACATATATGTTCTCTTTTTAACTGCTTTTCTTGTGGAATCTACTGTTGTATAAGATGAGGTTCCAATTGCTATTCCTATTACAGAATTAGTCTCAATATTTAAATTGAGTTTACGATTTAAAATGTTCATAATGTATGATTTTTGGTTTATAAATAAATAGTGGCAGTAATAGGATTCGAACCTATACATTCCAGACCCATCATAAGAGCTATCATTCCCATGTGGTACTGCCATTTTTATGCTTTTTTTTGCGATAGTACTTAGACTTATCACGATAGACTTGCTTTTTGCAAACCTCTTGAATTTCTTGTTGTGTTACTACAATCTTTTTCATACTCCAGGTTTATAATTTTTAGGATTTGTCACAATGTTATAGATCATATTCCAATAAAAATCTTCAGACTTACCTGTTCTTCCGCTTAATAATGGTATGATTTTACTTAATTTCATTTTATCAATTTGTTCTTTGGTATATTCATCTTCAAAGACTTTATACCCTTCGTCCCAAGGATTTGGCGTGTTCATATTATCAGATTTAAGTTATAAATAAAAGGAGTTCTTCGACATTCAAGCCACTTCGAACTCCTATAGCATTTTTATGTTTGAGGTACATAACTATAAACCTGATGTAATATCGCTCTCTCTCGCGGAATAACTCCCAATTCATATTCAGAACATGTACGTCTCGCTTTACATTGCGACTAACTTGCAATACTACGCACTTAAGCCATGTATGAGAGGTTAGAATTTAGTATTATTAATGCATCAATGTTAAGTAATCTATTGTACCTATTGTAAGAGTACAATATACAACACTGAGTATTAGTGTTAGAGCTGTTAAAGATACAGCTATTAATTTAATTTTATCAGAAAGTAACATGGTGTATGATTTTAAAACAAAAGACTGTGTTATATGCCTACAATAACTTCAGCAACACAGTCTTAAGTGGTTAATAAACTAATACAATTGTTGATTTATGGAGTACAATTGAGAAAACTCTAATACATCAATAATGTGCAACCCGTGTATATTTTATTGCACTTTAGCTTGTCCGACACAAGCTTATGTTAGCTACGCACCATTCTACAGGATAATTATTGATAGTATAAATTGAGCCATAACAATATAAATCGCTATGGCTCATCAATGCTTTAAGCATTAGGATTAACTACCCAAAGTGGGTTAGTAATCACGCCATTAATATTTACATATTCTCTGTTCATGATGTATGATTTAGAAGATTAATACTATAACAAGTCGATGTTCTTTATAATAATAGTATTAGACTAACGTTCACAGCGCTATCACCTGCGTGAAGGTTTACTATTATTATAAAGCAGTAGAGTAAAAAGGAAGTGAGAGCTAAACTCTCACAACCTTGCCGACGACACGACCATCATCAAGCGTGTGCTCAACGATGTCAATCTCGTCAGACCAATCCTTCTTGGATTCACAACGCTCCGTAGCTTTCTTCAAGCTAACACCGTCCTGGATGAAACGCATCCCATAGAGACATTCATCACCGAATACAGCATTCTTGTTAGGCTTCACGAACATTGCCATTCTCAAATCATTTTTCTCGATAATTTTTACAAACTTAATCATAACGCATAGTGAGCTAAGGGAGTGGTTTGCCCCGCTCAATCATAATCGTCTGTCGTTGACTGTGCTAGTTACCACTCTAACAAAATTTCCAAAAAAAATTTGCCAGGGGGGAGGGTATTTACCAATTAGAAAAAAGACTACCAAATAAGAATAAGTGTAAAAAATAAAATATCAGGCTATAGACTAGACTACTACTGACATACAGGAGATTTAGGGTGGTACTAAAAATAGTACCTATAACGCCCTATAGGTACTAAAAATAGTACTTTTGTACTAGTTATTGTAATATATTTATAATATCTTTGTACTATGGGAAACAGAATAATTAAGAAGCGCAGTACTAAAAAGCAACAGTTTGATGTTGGCAAGTATGTAAACGCAGAGACTGGTGAATTATTATCATCAGAGCTTGGTAAAGATAAGATGTCAGTTAATATAACAGAAGAAGGAGAGATGGTAGTCATTACTTCTGACGATTATATTGTACTAGATGCTAAAACAGTTAAGTATTTATCTAATGAATTATCACGTACAGAGATTAATTCTATGCTTATGATGGCTACAGATCTTAAAACACCACTAAATATAGTATGGAATGGTTCACAACCTCATAGCAATAAGTCACTACAGAAGTTTTTAAATTATAGTTCCAAGGCAATGTTTCTAAAGTTACTTAGTAAGCTTATGAAAGTAGGAGTAATCTATCAGCTTAAGGGAAGAATCAGAGATGAAGTTAGAGTAATCTACATGTTAAACCCGTACATAGCTAGAAAAAGAAAAACTATCGATAAAGAAGTATTTAATGTATTTCATCCTTTTATATAAATATTATAATAATTAATAATATTATACAAGTTATTATAAAATTATTATATTTGCGTTATGATATGTGTTAGCCTAGATACTAATGACAGTATTCTTCTAAAGTCTAAAGACAGAAGCTTCCATGCATTGTTCTATATAATACGACAAATGCCTAATGAGATTTGGTACAGTGACGGTGTAAACAAACAGGAGATCTGTGACGAGTTGAATATTTCTAGAGCTGCGCTTGAAAAGATGTTGAGCTCATTGACTGAACGAGAGCTGTTAGTTAAGATATCACGAGGCAAGTACACATTATCAAATGAATTGAAAGAGGATTACTGATGGAAATTGGAGAATTAAGGTCAGAAGATCTGGGAGAAATATTAGAAAAGTCACGGGTCTTAGAAGATAGATTTAAAGATTATTGCAGACAGCACAATAAATTCTTTTATTCTAAATTATTCTTAGGCCCTGACAAGGTAATAATGAAATGTTATTTAGAAAACAATGAAGACAGCAGAGAAATTAAAAGTAGCTAAAGAGTTATTAGCTACAGCTTTTGTAGTAGCATCAGAAAAATCTACAACTTCAGGACTTACGTTTAAGTATAAGTCATATCCTGAAGAAATAAAAGAAGAGAACCATATATTTAAAGCATGGCATGTAGATATTATCGTAGCTGAACTTGGTCACGGTGAAAGAACTGTACAACAATTTAGATTGCCTAGACCTAATAACATAGATGCAAAGACTATGGAATACCATGCAATTATAGAAGTACTTGCGACTCTTACACAGGGAGCGCTTATTACTTGGTATGAAGTAGCTAAGATGCTTGCTACTGATAAAGAAATGCAGAAAACAATTATTCATGAAGCAACGAAAGGTCCTATCATTACCGACAAATAATAAAATCATATATCGTCAGATATTGGCGTTTATGAATTTTATGCTTGGACTTACTCCCCAGGAGCGAGATGTATTAGCTGAACTGATAAGTTTGAACAACGAATACGAAGCGCTTCCTGAAGAGAAACGAGCTAAGTTTATTTTGTCTACTGATGTACGTAAAGAGATCAGAGAAGATTTAGGCATTGCTGAAAAACAATTTAACGTAATAATATCTAAGCTTAGAAAGAAGACTATGTTTAATAAGCCGTTAATAGACGATAAAAACATATTACATCCTGAGCTGAGATATAAACCTGATACTGATGGCTATCGAATTGAAATAAATCTAGTTATGACTGCTAATCCTCCTAAAGAAGAAAAGCCTGTTATTAAGGAAGAAAAAAAGAAAGAAGAGATAAAACCTCCTAAAGAATATAAACATGATGCTTCTAAAGCACCTGTGGTAGAAGAACCTGAGTTTGACTTTACTATCGAAATCCCTGATGAATAAACAAAAAGAGATTTTAAAAAAGATAGCAGCTGACCACGGTATAAAAGTTTCCCAGGCAGAAGAAATATGGAACTTATTAGGTTCTAAAATATCAGAGGTAATTAGTAGCGATCATAAGACAGAAGGATTATTTGATGAGAACAAGTTTCCTATAATACACATAGATAACTTTGGAAAGTTTGTTCCTAATAAAAGAAAAATAAATCATGCAAACTATTGCATAAAAAAGAAACAAAATGAATCTAACACTTGAAGTAGTTGTAGACAATAAACTAATGATGGTTACTTTTTATAAAGTAGATGCATTAGCTAAACATCATAATGGAAGTTCTATTATAATTTTAGGAAATAGAGAATATCATTCTGAAGTTCCTTATAATGAAATGTGGGAAAAGTTTAAGAAATTAAATTATGAAAGCACTATACGAAAATAATTTCTGGGACATGTATCCTGAGTTAAAAATCATTAAAGAGTTTAATGAGATATATACAAAAGATAAATCTAAGTCTAAAGCTAATAGCTCACGGTTAATGTGGGCTATTGACTTTGCACACAATCCTGAATCAAAGTTTTTTAATATACCTGACAAGCTAGACATAATTAAAAAAGATTTTCTTAAAGATCCTAAATTTAAATGGGAAGATGTAACTGATATAGTAGACTTATATAAATCTATGGTCCTTTCAGATGCAGAGCGAGCATTAGTTAATTGGAACGAGATAATGACGATGAGAGATAAGTCATTAAAGAAACTATATAAACAAGCTTTAGATGTACAACATATAGCAGAAGTTGATACAAAGATTTTAAAAGAAATAGATACTATGTTAGCTAATACAGCTAAGTTATTTGATGATTATAAAAAGATTAAAAAAGATTACGAAGAAGAAAAAATAACCAAGAAAGGAAAGAATATAGTATCTTTAACTGAATCAGGAGAAATATAGTTATGGATAACATTTGGGAAAATAAACAAAAAATACTATCAGGAATTAAAAACCTAATATTAAAAGACGAATTTATAGAAGAAGTAGCTGAGGCTAGAAATACTATCTGCACAGACTGTGAACATAAGTCTACAAAATGTGCAGCTCTTATTTCTTCTTGTTGTTCAGTCTGTGGATGTTCCTTAAAATTTAAGACACGCTCATTAGAATCTTCTTGTCCACTAGATAAATGGCCAGCATTACATGATAAACAATAAGAACTTTAGATTAGATGAGATACCACAATTCCATCCTATACTAGAACATTATGAGAGGCTTTCATTTTGGAAAGAAGAAAAACGTAAATGTATAGAAGGATATTGGCAACAAGGCAAATGGATGCCTGGACCGCTATACTATTACATAAACTTCCATAACATACAATTTGAAGATGATTCATCTGTATCGCAAGCATTTGGTTTGCCATTTTTACGTGATATAGATTGGGAGCTGTTTTTAATCTACGAAGAATGCCGAGGATTCTCAGGCTTTACTAATGACAAGAAATATACATGTGATCGTAAATACGGTCCTGAAAAAGAACTAGCTCTTAAGTTACAACGTATAACTAAAGAAGAATTAAAGAAATTAGAATACATACCTGCACGAGAATATCTTAGAAAGAACCATGGCAAGAATCTAGGAAAGCCTCTGTATAAAAATTCTGCAAAACATTTTATAAGTATCCAGGCACGGGGATCTGGTAAAAGTTATTCGACATCGGGAATAGCTAACCATAATTTCTTATTCGACGGAGCCACAGATTATGATGACTATTTATCTCGAAAGAAAACTAAAAACTTTTTAGCATCAGATACAATCATTGGGGCTATTGATACTAAATACTCAATACCTCTTATGAAAAAAGTTACAACTGCTATAGAATTACTAGGCGGTGATTTTCAATTAGGAGACGAGTATTATCCATCACCACTATCAATATCTCATACAGGTTCTTTTATGGCTAACAGAGAAGCAACTACAAGAACAGGCTCTGTGATGCGACATCGTACATTTAAAGATAACCCGCTAGCAGCTAATGGAACACGACCTAACTTAGTAGCATTAGATGAAGTTGGTTTTATGTATAATATAAAAGAATCTTGGGGAGCAATTGAAGCAACACAAGCATCTAAAGCAAAAAAGAATCTTGTAATATGGGCCCTGGGGACGGGAGGATTAGTTTCTGGAAAAGCTGCACTATACGCAGAAACTATATTTAGAAATCCTCACGATTACAATTGCGTAGAATTTGAAGACATATTTGAAAACAGAGGAACTATAGGATACTTTGTACCATATTCTTTGACACTTAATGAATTCAAAAAAGGCCCTAACCTTATTACTAATGAAGATTTATCTAGAGTATTTATAGAAAGTAAAAGAGATATAGCTAAAAAGTCTCCTGATCCAACAGTATACCAAACTGAAATAATTAACGGACCAATGTTACCGTCGGAAGCTTTCTTAATTCTAGAAGGAGCATTCTTTCCAACATTACAATTAAAAGAACAGCTAGCAGAAGTTGAAGGAGGTAAATATGCTAAGTTCCAAGATGCAAGTTTTAAAGGCATACTCACATTTAATGAAGACAATCAAGTAGAATTTAACACTATCCAGGATCTAAAACCAATAAGAAAATTCCCATTGCAACGTAACGATGATAAACGAGGATGCGTTGAGGTATGGGTAAAACCGCAAAAAAATGATGAAGGCGTAATTCCTAGAAATGTATATATAGCAGGAATAGATGTTGTAGATAAAGATAAATCTACTACTGATTCTTTACCTTCTATATTTATAATGAATAGACTAACAAGACAACTTGTAGCAGAATATACAGGTAGAAGTTCTGAAGCAAAAGACTTTTATGAAATCTGTAGAAAGCTTTTATTATATTATAACGCTGTAGGTATGTATGAAAAAAACCTCATCGGTTTATTTAATTATTTTGATCGCCATAAATGCACATATTTACTTGCAGACACGCCTTATCAATTACGGTCCTCTGATACATATAAACAAACTGGTAATACATCTAAAGGAATTAATGCATCAGCAACTGTTAACTCAGAAGGACGTAATATGGTTAAGTCTTGGTTACAAGAAACCACATCAATTAATTCAGAGACTAAAATCTATAAAACTATATATTCTCCTGCGTTGCTTACAGAATTAATTATGTGGAATCCACAAGGCAACTTTGATAGAGTATCTGCGTTAATAATGCTTATGTGGTTAGATTCTACTATGTATAAAAAACTAGATAAACGTGTAGAAGAAGTTAAAACGTTTTTAGATAATGATTATTTCTCTCAAATGGGCGTATTAAAAAAGAAACCTACTGGAACTATAGATTCAAATTTTTATTCATAGATTTGTAAAAATAGAAAATAATTATTATTATGGCCGACAATCTAGATAACCAAGGTTATATAAATTTTCCACGGCAAAAATTATCTGATGCACAAAAGACAGATAAGTGGTATAAAAAGAATATAGACTTTGCAGAGCACCTGTTAACATCTGATGTAAATTTAAGAAACAGTTTTAGAAACAAACGCATTAATTACAATCTACGTGCTAATGTAATTTCTCCTAGAGATTTTGAAAAATTTATTAATCCTGATAATTTAGATCTTGATTCAATGCCTGCAACTTTTCAACACATCGGTATTGAAAACACAAAAATTAATTTATTATTAGGAGAATACGCCAAGCGTAAAAAAGAGTTTAAAGCTTATATATCATCAGGAGACCAAGAAGGTATATCTAGAAAAGAGCGAGCTTTGATAGAACAAATTAAAGCGGAAGTAGTAGGAATTATTCAACAAGATTCTGTTAGTGAACAAGAAATACAAAAAAGACTACAAGCTCTTGAAAAATATCAAAACTATGAATTCCAAGATTTAAGTGAAATTGTAGCTAACAAAATTTTAAAGAAAGAATATAAAGAAGGTAACTTTGATTTTGAATTTTTAAGAACATTTGAAGATTTACTTACAGCAGGAGAAGAAATAGCATATTGTGGAGTTCTTGGAGGAGAGCCTGTAATGCGAAGAGTAAATCCAATGAATATATATACTCTTGGCGGCAGCTCTATGTATATTGAAGACGCTGATATTATTGTAGAATATGGATACAAATCTGTAGGCCAAGTAATCGATGATTACTGGGATACTCTTAAACCAAAAGATATAGACTTTCTAGAAAAAGGAAAAGTAGATACTGCTATGGACGGTGGTGGAGGCGTTGGCTTAAATAGAGATATATCAATATTTGATTTCTATGGAGAAGCTGGAGCACTAGACATATTCCATCCTAATGAAGCAGGTGTTAGAACTTTTGCAGGTGCATTTGACACATATGGCAATGTAAGAGTTATGAAAGTATGTTGGCGCTCTAGACGTAAGATTGGAGAGCTTACATATTATGATGAAGAGGGTGTAGAACAAAAAGATTGGGTTCCTGAAGATTACAGACCCAATAAAGAACTTGGAGAAAAAGTAAAATGGATATGGGTAAACGAATGGATGGAAGGCACTAAAATTGCTGACCACATTTACACAGTAATGCGCCCTGTACCATTTGCTAGTAAATCATTAGTAAATAAATCTAAAGGGACCCCGCCATATATTGGCTCTGTCAATTCCACAAACGACTATAAAGTCCAATCCCTTATGGACATCATGAAACCTCTCGCCTATTCTTATGACATAGCTTACTACAAAAGAGAGCTCGAAATTGCCACATATAAGGGGTCCTTTACTGCTATTAACTCTGCATTAGTACCATCAGGATGGGATCCAAAAGAATGGATGAGATATGTAACTGTAAATAAGTTTGCTTGGTTAGACCCTACTAATGAAATTCTTAAAGGTCCTGCGCAAGGTAAATCTGCAGGACAATTTAATCAACTTACTGCACAACAAGTTAATATAGGAGATCCTAATGCAATAGGTATGTATACTAACTTACTTGTCGACATAGAAAATACACTGGGCAAGCTAGCTGGTGTTTCTGGAGCACGGGAAGGACAAATACAAAATAGAGAAGCAGTAGGTAACGTTGAAAGAGAAGTTGCACAGACATCTCACATTACAGAAAAATGGTTTGCTATAGACCAAAACTTTAGAAAAAGAGTTCTTACTAAATTTTTAGAATGTTGTAAATATGCATATAAAGCAAATCCTCAAAAAGGACAATTCTTACTTGACGACCTTAGTCAGCAATTTATTACTCATTTCGATGAGTTTGCCTCCACAGAATATGATTTACATCTTTCTAATTCTAGCAATGATACGCAATTGTATAATGACATTAGGGCATTATCTCAAGCAGCTATTCAAAATGGTCAAGCGACTATTTCAGATTTAGTAGCTATATCACAGTCTGACTCTGTACAAGATATTGCTAAGAAGCTTCAAAATTCTGCAGAAAGAATTAGAGAAGAAAATAATAAAATGCAGGAGCAACAAATGCAACAGCAACAACAAATGCAACAAGCTGAAATGGAGCAAAAACAAATGGAGCAAGAAATCGATCTCAAAAAGCATGAAGATGAAATAGCTGTTAAACGAGAAAAAATTCAAGCTGACATACAAATAGCAGCATTAAAAGAAGTAAATAATAATTATCGTACAGAATCAGGATTAATAGATTCTGATAATAATGGCATTGCAGATGAATTAGATCTTCGACGAACAGAAGTTGAAGAAAAAAGAAATGATGAAAAAGCTAGTTTAGATCGTGCTAAATTGGATGAGACTATTCGTTCTAATCAAGCAAAAGAAGAAATTGCAAAAGAGAAAATGCAAATAGAGAAGGAAAGAACAGATGCAATGAAAAATAAATAAAGCTATAGCACTATAGAACAAAGCTATAAATATAATCGAGTTTAATTATAAAAATAATTTTAATATTGTAACCAAATAAAGACAGCAATTATGAGTGAAGAAAAAGATGATCTATTTGAAGGACTTCAAATAATGTCACCAGAAGAGCTTAATTCAGTCGTGGAGTCTGAAGAAAGCGAAGAAAAAGAAGAAACAAAAACTGAGGAGGAGAACTCAGAAATGTTTCAACCTGTAGAATCAGAAGAAGGTGAAGGTGCTTATGAAAACACCGATAACCAAACTAAATCTACAACCACTACCTCAAGCGAGAGGAGTGAAGAAATTTATAAAGGATTAATTAAAGAATTAGTTGATGCAAATATTATTACTGCTGCAGAAGCTGATAAATTAGATGAACTAGAAGGATCATTAGATACTATTAAAGAATTAATGACTAAAACGGTTCAAACTAATTTTAAAGCAGCTGAAGAACAGTGGAAAGCTAGTATGCCCGCTGCTAAAAAAAGATTCTTAGAAATTGAAGATGCATTTGATGAAACAGACCAAGCTATTATGATGGCACAGAGGTTAGAGTTTTTTGATTCTGTAACAGAACAAGATATTAAGGATAATGAAAATCTACAAAAAGAAATTTATTATGACTTACTATTATCAAAAAATTTTTCACAAGAGCAAGCAGCTGAAGCAATACAAGATGCTATAGAAGTAAATAAATTAGCAGATAAAGCTTTGAAAGCTGTACCTGAGTTAAAAAATCAAGCAAATGCTGTAGTAACTCAAGCAAAAGAATATAAAGCAAATAGAACTAAACAAGAAATTGAAAAACAAAATAAAGCTTTTGAGTCTTTAATTAATAATATAGATTCTAGGCAATCTTTTATTGATGGAGTTAATCTCAATAAAATTAGTAAAGAAAAGATTAAGCAAAATATTTTAAATCCTGTTTATAAGGATAATAAAACAGGAAGAGAATATAACAGTTTAATGTATAAGCAAACTAGAAACCCAGTAGAGTTTGAAATGCTTATAAATTACTATGATACTTTAGGACTGTTTAATTTAGATAAAGAAGGTAAGTTTAAACCTGATATTTCTAAATTAAAACAAGTTGCTAAAACAAAAGCAATTAATGAATTAGATAAAATAATTGCATCAGAAGACAGAAGCGTAGGTAAAAATACTTCCGTAGAAACTTCTCAGAAAACAAGTAATATATTAGATATGCTCGGTAGAGCAATGAAAAAGTAAAATAAATTTATACCGTTAACAAATAATACAAATCAAAAATGGCACAATTACTTCCATTACAAAAGTATGAAGCTAAAGATTATAATGGTCTTGTCACTGACAACCATTTTCATGCTTTGTACCAACAAAAGCCTCAGTTGATTAGTAATGTAATTCGTGAGATTTACAAAACTAATTTACAAGGTAAATTACGTGAGTTCTGTGATCGATTCCCTGTTAAAGAAGTGGAACAAGAGAACGGATTCTACAACTGGATGTTGCAAGGGCAACATGACAAAAATCTTCCTTTAGTTGATGCTGAAACTATTTCAGGAGCTACTATTTCAGGAGGATCTTTCCCTGCTAACGTAGGAGCAAACGGAGAGCGATTCTACTTAATCTTCGACGAAGCTTTATTTGAAGAAACTAACGTTCTTCGTGGAGAAGTTGATGATTATCACCTATTAGTTAAAAAAGCTATGGATGCAGGATCTCGATTTAAGTTTGAAGTTGAATTAGTTACTGACAATCCTACTAAATCTATTCCTTCTGAGGAATTAGCAATTGGTACACGTTGGTCTAAATTCTATTCACTTGCTCCATCTACACTTTCTTACCAAGGTTCTAAACCTTACTTCACATCTCCTTGGAGAATGGAAAACCGTCCATCTACTTTAAGAATGGAATATGAGGTAGCTGGTAACACTATCAACAAAGGTAAAAACGAACCACTTGAGTTCGGATTTAACTTTAAAGGTCAAACAGAATCTATCTGGATTAACTACCAAGATATGGTTGCTCACCATCAGTGTGAAGAAATGTTTGCTCGTATGTTGATGTATGGTAAGAAAAACTGGACATCTGATCACAAATACTTGAACAAAGATGACAAAACTAAATATGCAGTTGAGTCAGGTTCAGGTTTCTTTGAGCAAATCGCTCCTTCTAACGTACATTACTATAACACTTACGACCTTGATTGGCATCTTGAATTACTTCTTGATATGGGTGTTGGTAAAATCGAAAGAGGTAAAAGAACAATTCACTTGCTTACAGGAGAATTCGGAGCTATCGAAATCTCTAAGCAAATTAACGAAAAATCTGCTTCTGGTAAGTTCACTGTAATTTCTGATAAATTCTTATTAGGAAATACTTCTTCAGGAACAATTGGTGGTAAAAACACTAAGAGTTTACAAGAGCCACAGTGGAATGTATACGAGTGGTATAACGGAGTTACTATTATGGTTGAAATCCTTGATTTCTTCGATGATGATGTATACTTCCCACAACGTCACCCAGATGGAAAAGGTTTAGTAGAATCACACAGAATCCTTGCACTTGATTATGGCGATAACGCAGGTATCTACCGAGTTAAGCCAAAAGGAGTTCCAGATTATAATTGGGCGTATATTCCAGGTATGAGAGATCCATTCTCTCCAGGAGGAAAAAACAGTCCTAAAATGGTAGCTTCACGAGTAGACGGATACGAAGTACACTTCCAGAAATGGGGCGGTATGATGATCGAAGATCCTACAAAAGTTGTAGATCTAAGACTACTAGTTGAGAGATAGAATCTTGTTCATAAATAAGGTTTAATTGAATAAACGAAAAGGCTCCTTAGAGTTGATAGCCTAGGGAGCCCTTTTTAAAAAGAGAATTTAAAAGACAGCAAATAAAATAAAATGGCAAAGACAGCAACAAAAGAGAAAATAATTTATGGTACGTTTTTGCAAGATAGACTTGTTTCTGTAAAACCTGTAGAGTCATCAGGTAAATGGAACAATTTACTTGTAAAAGGACAGGATAAAAAGAAAGATCCGTTCTTGTATAACAAAATAAAAAGAAGTTATCAAGTACCATTAAACAGCCAAATTAGAGGTGGCGGAGTTAAAGTAATATTGGATGATCAAAAAAGAGTGAACATTCAAAAGTATATGGAAAGTTATCCAAACGGGATGACACAAAAAGAGTTCTTTGAAACAGAGTTGGGAGTAGATTTAAATGCTACTTTACCAACTGATAAAAACTTCTGGAGATCAGATAGAAGAGGCAGAGTAATTCTAACTAAAGAAGGAACTACTCTAAATCTTAATCGTCCTTTAGATATGTTGAAGTATTTAATTCTTCTTTCTAATAAGATGTTGATTTCACCATCTTATGATGAAAGAATATTAAAAGCAACATATGAGTTTATGATTGTAGATGAAGATAAAGTAACTGTGAAAAAGCTAGCAGAAGCAAATGTGAAAGCAGATGCATATGTTAAGTTTGCAGAGATTACTAATAGTAAACAAGCAATTGTTGGATTCATAAAATCTTTAGGACGAACTATTCCAGCAACTGCTACAGCAGATTGGCTTAAAAATGAAGTATTAAATGTTCTTGAAAAAGACCCTAATTACTTCTTAGAAATAGTTAATCATCCTCAGTATAATGATCGTATCTTTGTACAAGAGGCTACTGAAGCAGGAGCTATAATTAGAAAAGGAAACAAACGATATACTCTTGATAACGGATCAGAGTTAGGTGATTTAACAGATACAATTATGTATTTAAATAACCCTGATAATCAAGAGGTAAAAATGAGAATTAAAGCTAAAATAGATTTAAAACAACGTAATTAATGACTGCAAACGAAATGGCCGACATGTTAGAGGAGAAGCTAGACAGAGCTGATAGTTTTGGTTCTCCTGGTTACGAAGATTTTGATTTATCTTCCGTGCTAACAGAGGCACAGCAGTTATACGTTAAAAAGTTTTTTGATGAAGTAAACAACAGAAAACAAAAAGGCTTTGAAGAGACAGAAATTAGAAACCAAGGGTTGTCAGCATTAGTTAAAGATGCTAACAACCTTTCGGCTTCGGCAGACCAAGCGGGTGTGCTAGTAAATAATAATGTAACAGGTAAATTCTACGACCTACCAAGTGATCACATGTATACTATTTATGAAGAGTGTACAATTGATAAAACAGAATGTGACACTAACAATAGTATTATAGGATGGGTTATGGTAGTTGCTCACAATGAGATGCAAAGATTTAATTGGAGCAAATACAAAAAACCATTTTATAGACCTAATGGAGATTGTAGAGTTTGGCGTTCAGAATTTAGCAGAGTTACTTCAGGAATAAGCCCTGGTAGCCCTGCAACAGCTAAACGCCACGAACTATTTACTGATGGTACTTTTAACGTAACAAATTATCATATGAGATACGTTAAGAATCCAGAAGATATAACAGTAAATAGAGCAAATCCAACATCACAATCTAATTGTGAACTCGACGAAAGTACTCATGTAGTAATAGTCGGCATAGCAACAGATTTGATGTTACAAAGAGTAAAAGAACAAAAAGTTCAAACAATTGAGAACTTTAGAGACTTAGAATAATAATGAATATTAATTTTTAAAAACAAAAACAAATGCTTAGAACCGCAGACAATGTGTTTAGTGTCGTATTAGACGATAGCACAAAACAAGCAGGAAACCTTCCTGGAGTTGGTACAGTTGTATCTGATTCTAACTTGGAAGAAGGCGCTATTGTTGCAGTAGATGCAGGAATGCGTAGAATGGACGCAGCCGCTTTAGCAGCAGCTGATCGTTACAGAATTGTACAAGGAAAAGGTACAGGAAAACAATTAATGATTTCTCCTATGATTACTAAAGCAAGTGCTACACTTTCTACTAGTATTCACCGAGTAGCTGTACAACAAGTATCAATTGTAGGATATAACGGAACTTCTGGTTCTCTTCCTGCAGCTAATTCAACAGATTACTTTATCAAAATTCGTAAGAATGATAATGATGCAGCTAATCGATCTCAACCAATGAGCCTTTTTGCAGGTCCTATTAAAAGTGATGCTTCTGCTACTCAAGAAGAAGTTGCTTTTGCTTTAGTTAAAAACGGACAAGCAAATTTTGCAAAAGAGCCAGCTAACGGTTATTTAAAGTTTGATGTAATTTCTGACGGTACTACCGCAGCTATTGGTACTGCTACATTAGCAGCAACTAATGGATCAACAGCTTTAACTTACTCTGCAGCTCACTCTTTAGCAGTAGGTAATTTAGTATTTATCGCAGGTGCAACTTATCAAGTAGCAGCTGTACCTACAACTACAACTGTAACTTTGTCGACTCCTTTTGAAGGAACAACTGTAACAGCTTTAGCAACAGGTACTACTTATGCTACTAATCACGGTAAACTTACAGCAGCTGCTAACTTTGGTGTTAGACTTACAGGTGTACAAGCTGACTTTGATGTTAATGCAATGCGTGATTACTATGTTAACCGATTTACTGTAACTTTTTCTGATGAGTCAACTTTGATTACTACAACAGGAGCTCGTACAGGTTCTGGTGTATGGCAACAAGTTGCTATGGACGAGTACATGAGCTACGGATTTGAAGGAATGAATAGCATGATAGGCGTTCCACCAAAATTTAGAGATCAAACAGTTATTGAAGGAAACAAATACGGATGTATGGAAATTTCTTGGACAGAAGATATCCGAGGATTAGTTTCTCTTCAAGGAGGTAAAGGATCAGTATTAGTTTATGTAGATTTAGGTACAAGCGGGGCTTTCCCAGCAACTCAATCAACAGGTGAAGAACTTGTAGTTGATGTATTTGGATTTGCAGATTCTGATTTTGAAGAATAAGTAAATTCTCCACCCACAGTAGTCCCGCCATAAAATTGCTGTCTATGGCGGGCTACTATATTTTTTAATTAATAACTAAAAAAAACTAAATGGCACTCAAACCTAAAATTTCCGCATCTTTAAATAATAAATGCGATAAGATTACAATACAAGAGGAAACAGGTCCTTATGTATTATCTACAAATAACGGAGGTTGGGGAACGCCAAATATTGATACATCAGCAATTACATATGCTGATGTTCAATTTTTTAATAGTGACGAAACACCTACTGTGCAAGCTTCAGGTACGGGCACTATATCAGGAACAACATTCACAGACGTTACACATATATCAGGAACTTTTAAAGTAGGACAAACTCTTACAGGTGTAGGTGTAGCAGCTGGAACAAAAATTACAGCATTACTTACAGGAACAGGATCTAATAACGGAGGTACTTATACAGTAAATATCGCTCAAACAGTATCTTCTACTACTATCAACGGTAATGTTCTTACACAAAATTTTATATTAAAAGACGGCACTACAGATGTCTACGCAGGCGTAGCAGGTGCACCTACTCCAGGAGCTTTTACAGCTTTATCAGAAGTTGCTTGGTCAGGCAACGATGGAGTATATCAAATAGTTTACAAAGTACAAGATGCATCTAATACTTATGAAAACGATAAACAATACGTTTTATTTATATGTAATCTTTGCAATTGTAAAGATAAAGTGGTAAACGCTTTAATTAATGCTTGTGATGAAGCATCAGTACGTAAGTATAAAACTTATGTAGATCAAATGGAAATTTATATATACGGAATTAAATCAGCATTTAGTTGTGGAGATTTCGATACTGCAGAAGCTATTCTTACTGCAGCTACGACATATTGTAATAATATATGTCTAAGTAATTGTTAATATTTAAAAAAGATTAAAAATGAGTTGCAACGATTGTAATGATATTACCTTACTAACTGGAAACGACGGTGTAGGAATACAAACCACTGTAGATAACGGAGACGGAACATTTACTTTATTTTTTACAGATGGAAGTAGCTTTACTACTCCTAATTTTGCTGCAACTGTAGCTGCAGGAACTACTACTACATTAGCGCCAGGATCGCCTGCAACAGTAACTAATTCAGGAACAACTTCAGCAGCTATATTTGATTTTGGAATTCCTGAAGGAGCTACAGGTGCAACAGGTCCTACAGGTCCTGCAGGAGATTTTAATTTACTTCCTAGAACAGTAGATAATGCTTTTTTTCCTAAAACATTAGCATTAGCAGATGAAGACAAAATTTTATTATGTGACAATGCTACTGCAAACGTTATTAATATACCAGAAGATTCTTCTGTAGCTTTTGACGACGGAACAGTAATTTTTATTAGACAAAATAATGCATCAGCTCCTTTTACAGTTACTCCTTTAGGAGCAGTAACTTTACAATCTTTAGGAGGAGTTACTCAAAGTAGAGGACAATACTCTACAGCAATGTTAGTTAAAACAGGCACTAATGTTTGGAATCTATCTTGGTTCGATTATCCTGGAGCAACAAATGGTTTATATGCGCAAACTATTCAAAGTGCAACGGTCACAAACACGACAACAGAAACTTCAATAGTAGGTACTGGAGTAGGTACATTATCTATACCAGCAAATGGTTTTGTAGTTGGTGACTCTTTTCACGCAAAAATAGGTGGTATTATTGCAGCGCAAAATGGTGACGATATTACAATAAAAGTAAAAAGTGGAAGTACAGTACTAGCTACAACAGGAACTATAAATTTATCACCTGTTACTGATTTAGGCTGGGAATGTGAATTAGATTTTACTATAGCAACTATAGGTGCAAGTGGTAGTATTTGTACTAATGGTAATTTTGCTTATACACGAAATACAGGTGGTTTAGAAGGTTATGTTTTCCAAGATGTAGTAACTTTTGATACAACTGTAAACAACACTTTAGACATTACTGTACAATGGGCACAAGCTAAAACAGAAGACACTATCTATAGTGCAAATTTTGTACTACATAAAATTTATTAAAATATGGCTACAGTAACATTATCATATAGCGCCCCTAGTACTACTTATAATGCTCCTTGGAATGTTTATTTATTTAAAGCTAATACTGCGTCTGAATTATTAGATTTAGTTCCAGGACAAGAAGTAACTAATATTACTTATGTAGGAATTACTCCTGTAGAGCCAGGTACAGGTGTAGGATCTATTCTATCTTTTGTATACGAAAATGGAGCCGATTTATTTTTAGCACCAGCTGCAGGTAGAACTTTAATAGGTTTAATTATTATAGATAGTAATGGAACATTATTAAAACCTGACGATGGTTCAGGAGGAGGACGAGGAAATATTACTCTTACAAGTTTAGCACAAACTGCAAATGAGAAAAATAAAGAATGTTTTGATAAATTAGTTTGGAATAAACAATGTACCTTTGCTAAAGATGTTTTAAAATATGTAAATGAAATATCTTTTGGTTATTTTAAACCAGATATATTAGATTGTTTGAAAAACGAAAAAAGAGCTTTAGAAATATTAAATGCTTACGATACTAGAGACATTGAAGAAGAAACTACTAATTACAATGTTTTAACATATAAACAAATTAAAAAATTACTAAACTAATTACTAATGAATATTTTAAAAAGATTTGCTAGACAAGCTAATAAAGCTACTGCAACAAATGCAGAATTATTTTACGATTTAGAAAAAGAAACAGTTGCTTATTTAGATACAAATGGAAAATCAATAGGACTTCTTAATAAATCAGAAGATGCTCCATCAGATAAATGTGTTCTTTTAATTAGAACAGATGGTACTAAAGTAAATAAGATTACTGCACAAAATACCTTAAATCCTTCTGATTATCAATTTGAACTTAGTGTAGAACCAGGAGTAGAAGAACAAATAAGCTTTGTTTTAAAAAATCAAAGAAACAAAGTTTTTTCAGACATGAATATCACTAGAATTACTTTTGATCATTTTTTTGAAGGAACAGATACAGAGTATCACGTAAGATGGAAAATTGCAGACAATCAATTAATATTTGTAGTTTTTAATTCTGAAGGAGCTCCTTTAAGTTTTGGAAAAGATATTATATCTATTTGGTTAGAAATAGAAGTATTTAGAAATGTAGAATCAGAAGTATTTAGAATAATTGAAACAAAAGAAAAGAAAAAAGAAGAACCTAAACAAGATAATAGTTTTCATTTAACTAAAGACGGTGTTTACACTATGACTAAATCTAGTGATGAAACATTTAGAAATTCTTTTTTATTAGAAGCAGATAAACTTAATCGAATAGTAGGAACTCTTCCCGTAAAAGAAGGAACTTATACTTTATATCCTGATCAAAACAAAGAAGGAGGATTTATTTTAAGATTAGATTCTACAGAAATAGGAAGAAGTACTTTTGATGAAAATAATATTCTTATAATTGAGGGAGAAACTGATACTTTTACTATTACATACGCACCTTCAAAAAAATAAAATAAAATGGGAAGAATACAAATACAAACAGAAGCAGTTACTTTTAAGCCTACTGTAGAAAGACCAAGAAATGCTCCAGGTTACATTGCATCTGGAGCTTATTCTGTCTCTATTGCAAATGTTGACGCAGCAGTTGATGCTACAGTCGATGGAGTCCAATTAAAACCAGGAGAAACAATTTCTTTTTCTGCATCAGAATCTAATGGTACTCTTGGTAGGATAGAGTATGATGCTACAGGATCAGAACTTTTGATTATTAGTTTAAGAAAATAATTTATGCCTACTAGTATAAATTTTGATAAAAAGCTAGGTTTCATAAATAGAACTAGCATTGTATTGCCTTCAGGACCTGCTGTAGATTTCTCAACAAGGTCACTATCTTTTGATGGTACAGATGAATATATAAGTACACAAGAAGTTTATTCAGAATTAGATGGGCAAAGTAAAATGAGTTTATCTTGTTGGGTTAAACCAAACCTTGACTCACATGATGTTGTAGTATGGATAAATGCAGCAGCAGGAAGAGTTATTGGGTTAGTTATATATTCTACAGGTATGGTAAGATTACAAACACAAACAAGTGGTAATTATGCAGCAACATCTACAGGTGCAGTTGTAGCTAATACTTGGCAACATATTATGGTCTGTATGGATTTATCATTAGGAAGTAATGTTAATAGAGGTAGAATATTTATTGATGGTCAGGATTTAACAAGTGGCAATAATACATACAGTGGAACATTTGAAACAAGCAATGGCTCATTTAGAATTGGTTCATCAACTGTTGGAAATTATTATGGTGGTTTATTAGACGAAGTAGCTATATGGAGTGGTACAGATTTAAGAAATGATGTAGCTACAATATATAACAATGGTAAGCCTGCAGATTTGACTAGTACAAACCCTACATCATGGTATAGAGCAGGTGAAAATTCTACATTTGCATACCCACAAATATTAATGCCAGAAGATACTAATAAAAACAAGCTAAGTAAATACTCTCTTGCTTTTGATGGATTAAGCTATGTAGACTGCGGTGATCCTAATGAGTTTAGTTTTGGTAATACTAAAGTAGACTCTAGATTTAGTCTTTCTGCTTGGATATATATGAATGATGCTACAGATTTTGCTATAATGTCTAAATATGATACAAATGTAGAATATCAATTCTTTGTAACATCGGCAGATAGAATACTGTTTAGATTATTTAGTGGAGGAACTACTCTAAATAGAATAGGAAGACAAACAGACCCTATTACTTCTTTTGAAAATCAATGGATTCATGTTGCTGCAACTTATGACGGAAGTAGTACTTTAGCAGGAATTAAAATATATTTAAACGGCAACAGAGTTGATACAACAGACAGTAGTTTAAATACTTATGTAGCAATGTCAAACACAAATGCTTCATTTGAAATAGGTAGAATTTCTGCTGTATATGCAGATGGAAAGATAGATGAAGCTGCAGTATTTCCTGTAGAGCTTACACAACCAGACGTACAGGCTATATATAACTCAGGCATTCCTACAGATATATCAAGCTACTCTCCTGTAGGTTATTGGAAACTAGGTGAAGAGGCTAAGTTTACAGACAACTGGCTAGTACCTAACTCAGCATTAAGTAACTATTCAAAGTATAGCTTTAACTTTGATGGGAATGATGACTATATAGGTTTAACTACTATTATTTTAAGTGGTGCTTTTAGTATTTCAGCTTGGGTAAAGTTTTCTACTTTATCAAGTGCTGAAAGTCATATTATTAATACAGGAACAAGTAACACGAATAGAATAGGTGTGTATGATGCCAATGACTTTTCAATAAAAATTGCGGGAACAAATGTTTTTATTAATGAATCAGGTGGCAATAATTTTGTGACTAACCAATGGCAACACGTATTAGTTACAAGAGATGCAAGTAACAATGTAAGTGTTTTTAGAAATGGTGCTCCTTTTGGTAGCTCAACTACATTAAGTGGCACTTTGACCTTAGATTCAATATTTAGATTTAATACAAATCAATATGCTTTAGGTTATTGTGACGAATTAGCAATATGGGATAGTGACCAATCTGCAGCAGTAACAACTATATACAACGGAGGTAAGCCAAAAGATTTATCAGGGCTATCTCCTTTGCATTGGTGGAGAATGGGTGAAGAAGCAACTTATGATGGTACTTCAAATCAATTTACAATTCCTGATCAAGGAAGCGGAGGTAATACTGGTACTAGCTCTAATACTATGTTGTTAGAAACTCTAGTAGGAGATGCACCACAATACTATGGCGGAGGTATATCAGACAGTATGGATATATTTGACAGAGTAGGAGATGCTCCAAATAGTGAGAATAATACAGTAAGCTTCAATATGGAAGAAGCAGATATAGTAGAAGATACACCTTAAATAATAAAAAAATGCATAATACAAGAACATACGCAGTAATTAACTTATCAGATATTAGTCTGATAGACTTTTCTCAGGTAGCACAAACAAGTGCTCAAACAGTTAGAAGAAACCTAGCTCAGACAGAGTTTGTACTAAAGTGGGCAGAAGGACATGACCCTACATTTATTCTTGATGGAAGTGTGACTCCTGTTGGTACATATGATCATCATGCAATACTTGAGTTAATGGCTACACCAGCTTGGTCAGATTCAGATCCTGTAGAATAATAAATAAAACGTATTTTATATTAAGTAATTACACTTATATAAAAAATAATATGTAATTTTACGCCATGGATGTTACAGGACTACAAATAGGATTTGATGCATTATTATCTATCTTATCTGCATTTCTAGGTGCTGTAACAGTTTGGTTTACATTAAAAAACAAAGTAACAATACAACAGTTATTGTTAGACAGATTATCTAAAGAAGTGGATGAACGTTTACATAAAAGAATTGATGATCTAAAAGCTAAAGTAGAAGTTAATAGAGAAAAAAATGATCAAGCTATTAATCAACTTAGAGAAGATATGGCTCAAATGAAAGTCGATATCATCGAAGCTATTCATGCAATTAAAAAATAAGTACATATTAATCTTATTATTATTCTTAATCTCTTGCAGTCCGCAAAAGAGATTTCATCGATTAATAGAAAAACATCCACATTTACTTACTATAGACACTGTATATATTCATGATACAGTAAGAATAGAAGTTCCACGAGTAGTTCACGATACTATTATTAACGAACATTTCTTTACCGAAATAACTAGAGATACTTTAGTTCTTCAAAAAGAAAGACTAACCGTAAAAATTTTCCATGATACTATAAAAAAGAATGTGTATATTAAAGGAGAATGTGATACTATTACTGTAACTAAAGTAGTAGAAAGAAAGATACCTATTAGGTATTATGAAAATACACCTCTATGGAAAAAGGTTTTAGGTTGGTTTATATTAGTTGTTATTTTTTATGGAATATATAGACTAGTTAAATTTTTAATCTTAAAAAAAAAGTTATGAAAGAATTTTTTAAACAATTATTAAGTGACGAATCAGGTAATTATTCATCTAAAAGATTAGGAGGATTATTGTGTGTATTAGCATTAGTTATTGCATTAGTAGCTAATACTTTTACCCATAATGATATTAGACCAGCTGAATATCTTGTAGATGCAGTAGCATTATTTGCTTTTGGTTCGTTAGGATTAACTTCAATAGATAAATTCACACGAGCTAGAAACAGAAAAAAGTAATGGGGTAACTCCACTAATTTTAATTATTTATTTTGCAGTAGCATTTGTATTGCCTGCTATAATTAGATCTATATGGAAAAAATAATTACATGTCCTAATTGTCAAGCACAATTTGATTTATCAGTTAACCCAACGCCTGAAGATAATCCAAGTTCTAAATATCTTTGGATATTAGATAATGGACACGGAGGTATGGTTGACGGTGTATATCAAACTCCAGGTAAAAGATCTCCAGTATGGCCAGATGGTAAAGTATTATATGAAGGAGAATTTAACAGAGCTATAGTAGATAGATTAATGACTATGTGTGAAGCTAATAGTATAGACGCTATAAACTTAGTAAATACTCCTAATGACATTAGTTTATCAGAAAGAGTTTCTACAGCAAATAAACTAGCTAAGTCTTCTGATAAACCTTGTATATATGTAAGCATACATGCTAACGGTTTTAGCGATGAGTCAGCTAACGGTTGGGAAGTATACACATCTCCAGGTGAAACTAAGTCTGATAAAATAGCTACAGTGCTCTACGAAAAAGCAGAAGCTGCGTTTCCTGAAAGAAAAATGCGTAAAGACACACGCGACGGAGATCCTGATAAAGAAGCTAATTTTTACGTATTAGTTCACACTACAATGCCTGCTATACTCTCAGAAAACTTCTTCATGACTAACTACAGAGAATGCCACGAGATACTTATGAGCGAGTCAGGTAGAGATAGAGTTGCTAAGATTCATTTCGAAATGATACAACAAATAGAAAACGCTAAAGAACTTTAAGGCTAGATTATCAAATAAAATTGATATATTTGTCTTATGTTAACATTAGAAGATCTTCAAGCTCAACTTGATGAGTCTTTGGCTATTAATTCTATAGAGTCGTCTTATTCCTATGATTTCTATACAGATTTAATAAATGAACAAAGAGCTCTATTCTTACGAAACGAATATAACAGAAATCGTAAAATAGATCCTTTTGTCATTCAGACTCTTCCTTGTTTAGAGTTAGAACTAGTAAATCCTATAGATTGCTGTATTACTGTACCAGATGCATGTAAAGTTTTAAGAACTAAACAAATAATTCCTAATACTATTGAGCTTTATTTTAAAAAAGGAATAGCTACTGTGGGTCCCGCAGATATAACTAAACCACGATTTGTAGTTATAGATTATTCTAGAGTACCGTTTATTGGACACGGCAGAACTACACAAAAAGCAATTTATACTTTTCTTTATGATGATCGCATGTACGTAATTAGTAAAGACCCTATGGTAAAGAACATTAAGTATATGACTCTTAGAGGAGTATTTGAGGACCCAACTACATTATTAAACTATGTCAATTGTGTAGACGGTAATACTTGTTGGTCTTCATCAGATCCATATCCTATTAATCAATGGATGTGGGCATATATTAAACCAAATGTTTTACAGCAGTTGATGCAAAAAGCAGCAGTTCCATTTGACGATATGAACGACGCTCAAGATGCTAGATCTCAAGGTATGAGACAAGCAGCTCCTGCGCAACAACAGCAACAACAGCAACAATGATAAAAAGAGGTAAAGGTAAACAAACAGGTGATGTAAAAAAGAAAGACTTTTATACACACTATAAAGCTCACGCTAAAGAAGAGCTTATTAGTAAACCTTTATATAATAGTTTCGTAAAAGAATTACTTAGTGCGTTTTCTAATGCTATTGTTGAATTAGGATTAGAATTAAAAATAAACAAAGTAGGCAAGCTTAGAATTAGAAGTAAAAAATTACACTTCTTTGATAAGAACGGTAAAAGATGTAAAAGTTTAAGAGTCAACTGGGAAGCAACCTGGAATTATTGGCATACTAAACATCCTGATTTATCGAAAGACGAAATAATAAATTTAAAAAATAAGTCAGTAATCTATCACGAGAATGATCACAGTAGTGGAGAATTCTATGAGCACTTTTGGGATAAGTTTACTAATAACTTAAAATATAAAAGTTTTTATGTCTTTAAACCATCAAGGCAATATTCAAGACTAATTGCTAAAGTAGTTAAGGACCCAAATCGTAAAGTTTTTTATTATGGATAATATAGAAATTGAAGTAGAAGAATCAAATGGATCTTCTAAAGAAATCGAAAAAACAGTTAGAATTAACCGTAAAGAGTTTGAAGACGGAGGCTACGAAGAAGTACGAGTAGAAGAAGTTGAAGGCGGATATATTAAAACTGTTTGTACTCGAAAAAAAGAAAACGGAGAATGGACTTATGAAGATAAAAAGTCTGTAACCACAGAAGATCCTTTAAAGGATAATTCTTCTGAGGGCATAGCAAATAGATTAGAGGCAGCGCTTAAAAAATTAATGTAAATGTATGCTGGTAAAACTGTATCATATAAAGCCATTTTAGATAAAGTCATTAGAGACTTTGGATTTAATTATGACGTTCATGAAGAAGAAGGCTTAGAATGGCTAGCTGAATTTATGGCACATACTAACGTGCCTATGGTTCTAGAAAATAATATTGCATATATTAAAGTATGTGATGGTAGAGGAGAATTGCCTTTTGATCTTCATAAAATAGGCCAAGTATCTTATCTAACTTCAGTAAATAATTTAGAAGAAGCAGAATGCGGTAAAGGCCGCATGTTTCCCATGCGATGGGCAACTGATTATTTTCATAAAAGATATCATCTAGACGATAGAGACTATACATCAGAATCTGAACAAACTTACACTGTTGAAGGTGGGTTTATTTTTACATCTTTTAATGAAGGATATTTAGCAATGAGCTATAACGCTATCCCTACAGATGAAGATGGATATCCTGTAGTACCTGCAGAACAACAATGGTTAGAAGCAGGATCACATTATATAGGACATAAGATAGCTAGAAAATTATGGATGCAAGGACAACTTCGTCCAGATGTATACCAGATTATAGAAAGAGATAGAGATTGGTATTTTGCACAAGCTGTCAATCATGCTAAACAATGGAACGGAGTCGACGAAGCAGAAAGCATGCAGAATGCAACTCTTAGAACTATTCCTGACGTACAGGCGCACGCGAGCTTCTTTGCTAACATGCAGCTGCCTGAACAAAGAAACTTTAGGCCTAAGTCAGGGGCTAGAACTACTACTGATATATCTATAGTTAGCGCAGCTGTACAAGGTAAAAATCCAGCAACTTCTTAAATTTAATTCATGGAAGGACACGTTAATACTTATGGAGGCATGGATAAAGATTCTGCTTATGATAGCATTAAGCAGAACATGTATATTGATGCAATAGATATAAGAATTAGTACAGATAAAGGAGAGTCGCAAGGAGCTTTTACTAATATGAAAGGTAATCAAGAAATCTTTCAAATTAGAGACGAGTCTGCAGTCAGTGATCCTTTCCATCCGTGGACAGCTGACAGTCCTGAAATAATTGGATACGGAACAATTAGAAATTCTATTGTATTATTTGTAGCAGATAATACAGGAACTAAAGGTTGGATATATGAAGTAAAATATGATCCAGCTTCTAGAGAAATACTTTCTGGATATCCTAAAACTGTTTATTACAATGACAATTTAAATTTTAAAAAAGAATGGCCAATAGAAGCATTAGGTCGTTATGAAAATGCATCTACTCAAAGAATTTATTGGACAGATTATAATAACTTTTTTAGAACGTTAAATATTGTAGATCCTGATTTAGTTACATTTCCTGTAGAAAATGTAGATATATTTCCTGAGATTCAATATACTCAGCCTATTTTACAAGCAGTTGCAGGAGGAGGAGAATTAAATTCAGGGATGTATCAAATAGCATACAGATTAATTACATCTGACGGAAAAGAAACTTTAGTTTCTCCTCCAAGTAATATGATTCATATTACAAGAGCTGCAGAGTTTGATTCAATTCCAAAATATGTAGGAGAACCTGAAAAAATAAATTCAGGTAAAAGTATTACTATCACTGTAGATACTACTAATTATTTAGGAAATTTTGAAAGGATAGAATTTTTAGCACTTTATTATGAAAGTCCTACAGCTATTCCAATAGCTACTTCTATTGAAGAAATTAATATTACTACTAATTCTACAGAATTTCTTTATACAGGAACAGAAGGAACTATTTTTGATATAGAGTTATTTACATTTACTTCTAAGAATTTTGCATTTAAAACTTTTAAAACAATTACTCAAAAAGATAATTATTTAGTAGGAGCAAATATAAAATCTTCTACTATAGATGCTCAAAGTCTTTTAGAAGGATCAGATACTTTTAGTGCTTTAACTGCTAGATATAATTCTTCATTACAAACTCCAAATGGAATAGGAACTCCTCAAGATAGATTAAATAATGCTTTTAATGCAGATTTTAATAAAGACGAACATTGGGAACCTACTTGGCATAATGCAGTTAATCAATATAAGTATCAAAACAATGGAACTATTTTAGGAGGTACAGGACCTAATATTTCATATAGTTTTCATCTAGAACCTATGACTATTGATGTAGAAGGACAGGCTAAATTTCATAATATTGGAGGAAATATAAAATATGGATATGATAATAATCATGATTTAAACGATGGTTATGGAATTTATCCTAATCCTAGCTTTGCAAATAACGCCTCTCCTAATATTTCAGGATTACTTCGAGGATATAAAAGAGGAGAAACTTATAGATTTGGGATTATATTTTATACTAAAAAAGGAGAAGCTACTTATGTAGAATTTATAGGAGATATTAAATTTCCAGATATATCAGAAGCAGACGGTACGCCTAATTTTTCAGGAAATTATTTCCCTATATCGACAATGCCTAGTGAATTTCCTGTAGGAAGTTTTTTTGGTCAAATAGCAACAGGTTTTAATTTAGGTATAAAATTTACAGTAGACTTTAGTACTTGTCAAAGTTTATTAGATAAAATATCAGGATTTCAAATAGTAAGAGTTGAAAGAAAAGAAGTAGACAAACGTAGATTATGTACAGGTATCTTAAGTCCTCTAGGGTATCAAGAAACTGGTAACACTACACCAAACGATTTTGATTTTAGAGTAGATGGAAATGAAAATGTAGTTCACCATTTTAATGCTAGCCCTAATCTAACAGGTCCTAATTTAATACAAGATAGTTTAACTTTTTTTAGAGACGAACAAGATCCTCTTGCAAGTGTTATTAGCGGTCCAAATGTCACAATAAGAGCTCAACATTTATCTTTCTATTCTCCTGAAATTTCTTATAAGTATTCTAATATTTCAGATATAGGAACTAATTTAGGAAATAACCCTGGATTATTAATAACAGGACATTATAGTCACGCAGTTCTTGGTGGAGATTATGAAGACCAAAGATCTTCTTCTTCAGGACCTGATGCATTAAATTTAGGAAATCATGCTACATTATATGATTCAGGAGTTAAATTTAGAAGAACTCTTCCTGTAACTTTTAACAGTGTAGAAAATATAAGAAGATTAGATAATGCTACTTATTTTGATATGCGGGATAGTACGAATGTAAGTATAGGAACTAAAACAGCTTCTTGGGGTACAGCAAACAATGGAGGTTCAGGAGCAACTACTCCAGAAATGCCTGCTACCCCTAGCTATATGAGAAATTATTATGTAAACGCTCCTACATTAAATGATCCTAGTGGATCAGGAGCAGGACTTGCTAGAGCAGGTTCTAATATATCTGCATTAACTAAACAATATATAAATAATCCTTTAACAGGAGCAACTATTGTAAATCCTGCTACTACAGATTACTTTCTCGTACAAGGTACTACTACTCACGTACCTTTACAACCTGCTATTCAATCTTTAACAAACGCAGGAGCAAATTTTACTATAAATGAAGCTATTCCTATAGCAGATTTAATTATTCCAAAAAGTGAAGTATATGGAGGAAACACGCAAAATGCATTAGAATCTAATAGTTTTATAATAGCTTCTCCTGTAATAAAAACAGAATCAGTTACAACTAGTTATAGTCCTATAGTTTTTGGAGGAGATATTTTTATAAATATGTATTCTTTACAAAGAGCTATGGTAGAATTTAATGCAGAATTTTATGATGCAAGTTTACCAGGTAATACATATAGAGAACCTTTTACAAGAACAGATTTATTAGTAACAGAAAGTTGTGTTAATACTAACTTACATCACGGAGCTAATACTACTACTGGTGTTAAATTTAAAATACAAATAGCAGCGTCAAGTGAAGTAGAAAGTGAGTATTATAGACAAGAAGATAATAATAGTTTTTCAAATTATGGATTATTAAATCCAGGAGAAACTCGATATACAATGTATAATTATAATGAAGTATATTCCTCAATAAATAAAGAAGTATTATTTTTTACTTTACCTGAAAATTTAATTGATACTTCATTAACAAATGATGTACGAGCTTTTTTATCTAATGTAAAAGTAAATGGAGAAGATATAGATTCTTGGACAAAATTTGCTATTAATGATTTTTATGACGTAGATGACCACGGTCCTATAAATAAAATTATAAATTTTAAAGACAACGTTTATTTTATACAAGATCAAGCAACAGGAGTTTATAGTATCAATAGAGAAGCAGTTACTACAACAGATGATGGAGTTCCTACAGAGTTAGGTACAGCAAAAGGTTGGGGTAAGCATCAATATTATTCTAAAGAAAATGGATCTATACATCAGTGGGCAGTAGCTGTAACTGATAGAGGAATATATTTCTTTGACGCTATTCATAGAAAAATATTTCAATTAGGTCAAGGTAAAACAGGTTTAACAAATAGTCCTTTATCAGAATTAAAAGGAATGCATTCTTATTTACAAGAATTGGGTCCTGCAGTATTTAAAAGAAAAGAAGATGGAGGAGACAATCCTATAATATCAAGAGGAGCTCATATTGGAGTAGATGAAATTAATGATGAAATTATTTTTACATTTTTATCTTCTACATTAGCTGATCTTTTTGATTTTAAATCTATAGTATTTGATGAATTAGCAAATCAATTTTCTACTAGATTATCTATCACACCTAAGATGTGGATTAATAATGGTAATACTTTATTAACTACAACATTAAACACGGGAGTGCGTGTGTGGGCCCACAACATAGGAAACTGGGGAGAATTCTACGGAACTCAAACAGGATGTGAGCTTACATTAGTTATTAATCCTAAAGCAGATCTAAATAAAGTTCTTAGATTCTTAGAATTTAATAGTATAGTTCGTAATGACGATAAAGTAATAGATAGAACTAAAACTATTACAGGATTTAAAATTACTACAGAGTATCAAAATAGTGATAGTATTTATGAAACTACTCCTGAATCTTTAACAAGAATAAAAAGACGTTTTGATAAATGGAGAATAAAACTTCCTAGAGCAGAAGGTTCTAACGGTAGATTTAGGTCTACACATTTTTTATTAACTTTATATTTCGACAATACTTATAATAAAGAACTAATTATGAATAGATTGGTTTCTTATTATAACCCACAAATATTTTAGATGCCAGAAGAGACTCCTCCATATAATCGTTTTTTAAAGTTTCTAAAAGAAGGAAAAAGTGAAGAAAACCAAGATAGTGTTTTAAAAATACAACCTTGGCAAAAACTAACAATGAATCCTAGTGCAAGAGTTTATCCTTATAGCTATACTCCTAAAGTTAGTAAATATGCATTTGCAGAAAGAATGCCAAATAATGATTTATTAGGAGTAGCGGGATTAGGATTTCCTAGAAAAGGAATTGATTTAAGTCTTGTAGGAATTAAACCATTAAATAATATTCCTGAATATAAAGGCAGCTTAATAGGACAAGTTTCAAAAAAATTAGGAAATTTTAATATAGGAGCTTCAATAAATTTTTCAAAAGATAAAAGAAAAAGAGATCCTAGGCTTAATATAAAATATAATTTTGAAAACGGAGGAAAACTACCTGTAAGAAAAGAAGGAGAAAGTGATATAGATTATTATAATAGATGGACTCCAGAAGATTATGAATTATTAAATCAACAAATTTTAGAAGCAGAGTTAAACTATGGAACTCTTAATAAAAAATTTTTAGACGAAAAAAATAGAGCAAATACAGTTACTCAAAAAGCTTTAGAAATAGCTAGAGAACTAGGATATAACGATCAACAATGGGCAGAAGAAGAAGTTCCTGCAGCAAAAGGATTATCTTATAAATATGATGTAGAAGATGGAGAAGGAAAATTTTCTCCTAGAACGATAAGCATAGATAATCCTCAAGATTGGGAAGCAATAGGTATGGACTTTGTAAATGATCCAACTAGTTTTGTTAATAATCTTAAACAATCTCATTCAGATCCTAGAGAAAATTATTTATATGATTGGGATAAAGAAGAATATATATTAGACGAAGAAGGAAATAAACAGCCTACATATCAAAGAGGTATGGGGTGTATAGGCGCTGTTTGTGGTATTTATAATACAGCAGGAGCTACTCAAGTTTCTGATTTTCCTACAGGTTTTGGTAATAATATAGTTAAAGCAGGTGATCCTATATTTAAACAGATGTCTAATAAATTTTTAGATGAAAACGATTATGCAGGAATGAAAGCTATGGGTTTTGTTCAGACTGACAATCCTAATGAAGGATCCGTTATGCGAATAGCTAAAGTTCCAGGAAGTCCTTACAGTAGCCATAGTATGATTGTTAATAGAATAAATCAAGAAATTGGCGGTGAAGATGGTCTTATAAATACATTTGATTGGGATGCAAGAGACAATGTAATAGAAAATCCAGGCAGTCTTTCAGATGGAATACAAGCAAGTCATGCTCCTTATAGAGCTTATAAAGATAGAGCAAGTTATTGGAACTATGTAGGAAATACTCCTCAATATGAAAAAGAAGCTAATACTGCATTAGAAGAACTTAACAGATTACGAGGTTTAAAATCAAGTTCATTGATTTTAGATACTTCAAATATGCCTAAAAGAATAACGGCAAAACCAACTAATTTTCAAATTAGAACTAGAACTCCTGATGTTCCAAGAACTTGGAAAGAAAAAAGACAACAGAAAAAAATACAAGCAGCTGCAGGTGCAGGTTATCCTTATAGTTATTTTTTTAGAAGAAAAAAATATGGAGGAGCAATGGCTCCTAATATTCCTACTTGGGATTATCCATCTAAAGGAACTCCTATTTACAGAGACACTACTGATGCGCCTCCTAAGACTTATACTGGAGGAGGTTCTTTAAAAGGAACACCTATAAAACCAGAAGTACAAGATATAGCAGAAACTACTGTTTATGGATCTATTGATAGTAGAAATAAACAGCGTGGTCTTTTTCAAAAATTAGATCAATTAAAAAGAGCTACTAAATCTTTTTATCAAGATAGAGGTCTTAGAGGTTTATTTTTAAAACAAGATCCTACTAGTGAAATAGGAGCATTAGAACAAAATGTAAATGCTTATAAAGAACATTTAGAAGATGAAAGAAAAAGATATGCTGTAGCAGATGCTGCTTTAAAAAATCTTCAAAAATATTATCCTAAAACATGGGGAGATAGAGATGTATCAGATGTATTAAGTGGTACAGGATATCAAAGTATACAAAGTCTTTATAAAAACAATCATATTAACAAAGATATGTTTATGAGTTTTTATAACAATTTTGCTAAGGAGTTTGATCCTAATATGGCTAAAGGTAGAGGTCCCGAAGCAGTGTACAATGCAAGAGAAGCTAGAGAAGAATGGGGAGATGATTGGGACGATTTTGTAGGTATGGTTGGACTCGGAACGTATGGTTTAATGGGATTAGCATCAATGGGAGCAATGGGTCCTGGAATTGTTCCATTTTTAGAAACAATTGCTCCATATACATCAGCAGGTTGGAGTAGTTTAAGTCAACCTTTAATTGGTTCTACAGGTCAATTAGGATTATATAGCGGAATAGCTCCTAGTTTACAATGGATAACTCCTAGTTTAGCATTAGAAGGTGTGGGAGCATATTATTTAGGAGATCAATTAGGAGACAGTAATTCAGCAATGAGACAATCTTGGAGAGATTTATCTGAAAAAGGAGCTAATTTTGATACTGTTACAAAAGCTACAGCTGAGACTATAATACCTTTTATGGGAGCAGGAACTACTATAGCAAAAACTGCACAAGGGATAGCTTCTCCTATTATAGGCGGAATACAAACTATAGGTAAAATACCTCAAATAAGAACTTTTGGCCCAGGAGTTAAAGAAGTTTGGAATAAACCAAATCAATGGAAAGATTTATTTAAACAAAAAAGTATAAAAAAAAAAAAAAAACCTCAAACAAAAAATCTTAAAAGTAATGTAAAAGCAGATCCAGACAGAGATATTACTGAAGGAAAATGGTATCAAGATCCAGAAAATCCTGGTCTTGGAGCATATAATAATCCAGTAATTAATCCTTTTTACAGAAGATTTGTTGGATCAAAAGCAGGTTTAAAAAGATATAATTTAGAAAATCTACAGCGACGGTATAAAGCTGGTGAAAATATTAGTGATGAAGCAAAAATAGCAGTAGAGAGAAGTCTTGCAGATATAGGAAATCCTAAAATGCAAAGCTTTCTAAATCAAACGAGAATAAAATATGGAGACAAAACAGCAAATCAAATAGAAGAACTTGTAATGAATCCTAGTAATTATTGGAATTTTAGTACTTTTAAAAATAGTCCACTTAATAGAAGTTTATTAAGAGAAGCTCCTGTAAGTAAATATGAATATATGTTACCAGATAAATTTGCATTTGATGCTGTTAAAAAAACTTCTGACTTAAAAAACATGAGTTTAAAAGATAGAATTAATTATTATACTACTTTACCTGCTGAATACAAATTAGCACTAAGAGGAGCAGAATCAAAAATAGCTCCTGTTATTACGGAAAAAATTATTCCTTGGACAAGTAGTTTAGGGAAATTTCAAAAATTTGGAAAAATAACATCAGACTATAGTCCTATTGATTCTAATTATGAATTTCAATATCAAGGATCTTATCCAAGATATAGAAACTATAATAGTCAATTTCAATTAAATACTGGTAACTATAGAGCACCTATAAATTATTTCGAACCTGAAGAATAAAAAATACTATGGCAAATTATATTAATCTTACTGACCCTCCTAAATTAAATTCTTTATCTAAAAATGAAAGATTAGCTTTAATTTATAATGAAGTAGTTAATCATATAGCTAGATTAAAACAATCTGGTAGATTAAAAGAAGGACAAAATTTAAATGCAGAAGCTATTACTTCTCAAATCATTCTTGAAAGTGGTTGGGCTAATTCTAGTTTAACAAATAGAATTAATAATTTTGGAGGATTAACTGCAGGTAAAGCTTGGAAAGGACCAGTAGAAACTGTAGAAAATGATCCTTTTACAGGAGGAACATATCATTATAGAGTATATAAAACACCTATTGAAGGTATTAGAGCTCAAGTAGAATTTTATTTACCTGATGTAAATCCTCGATATGAAAAAGCAGGAGTACTAAATGCTAGTAATGCTGACGAACATTTTGCAAGAGTTAAAGCTGCAGGTTATGCAGAAGATCCTAATTATGTTTCAAAATTATCTTCTTTTATTAGGTCTACTATTAGACCTAGATTAAGAGCTAGTGTAGATGAAGACGCTATTGCTAATTGGTATGCTGAACAATCAGATTATGAACAAAATGAAAATTATGCTCAACAACTTAATGAACAAGAACAAAATATTCAACTTCAAAATCAGCAAGCACAAGTATTAATAAATGAAGCTGAAAATGAAGCTGCAATTGCAAATGCAGCAACGCTTAGAGCACAACAAGAACAACAACAAAATGCTCAAGAAATTGCTGAACAAAGTTTTCAAGAATATGAAAAAGCTGGACAACAACAATCTTTTCCTTCTTTAGATCAACGAACTTTAAATACTTTAAACCTTTCAGAAAATCAATTTAACCCTGTTATTGAAAATATTACAGGACCCCAAACACAAATTTTTTCTGATGATGTTGCTAAAGAACGTGCAGAACAAGATGTAGCAAGAATGAAAAAAGAACAAGAACTACAAAATTTTATAAATTCCAGTATTGTAACTGGCAATAGAACTCCTTTATTTGGACAAGGACAATTATTTGGAGCAGAAAAAAGAGCAGGAGGTTCTATAAATATTAAACCTGAAAATAAAGGAAAGTTTACAGCTAAAGCAAATGCAGCAGGTATGGGAGTACAAGCTTTTGCTAATAAAGTATTAGGAGCTTCTGAAGGAACTTATTCTCCTAGTACAAGAAGACAGGCTAATTTTGCACGTAATGCTTCTAAATGGAATCGTGGCGGAGGTAGTTTATATTCTCGATACTATGAACCAGGAGGTCCTATGGATTCAGGAAATATAGAAGATCTTATAGGTGAAGAAAATATGTTAATTAATAAACCTGGTTATAAAGGAAAACCTATTATTCCAAAACTTAATGATTACATGAATCCTGTAATGTTTAACATAGATCCTGAAACAGAAAATATAAAAGTTTATGATCCTAAAACAGGAACGTACAAAGTATCAGATAGAAAGTTTGATTTTTCTGATGAAGCAGCTATAGGATATCCTATGAGTCATATTTCAGATATATACGAAGCAGACGATCAAAGCCCCGAAGCATTAGCTGCTAGAGAAGAAAAAGCTTTAATGCAATTAGAATTAGCTAAAGAACAAGCTTCTGGAGCTATGAAACAAATAGGAGAAAGAGCTTCTAAATCAGCAGAAAATTTAGAGTCATTAGGACAACAAGGAGTTGCTCAAAGTTATATAAATTGGTTAGGAGGAGGATATCAATGTATGTCAGGAACTAGTGCTTGTTTTGCTCCAAATCCTAATAATCCTAATGAAGTGTCTCAAAATCTCGTAACAATGCCTTATTATAGTAGTAAAGGTTTTGGGCTTAATAAACCAAAAAGTAGTATAGGTACTAGAAAAACTGGACAAGGAACAACTAGTCCTGGAGATCCTATTCCTACCATTTCAGGTAATGAAAGTTTTGCAAGTTGGTATCCTCAGCTTTATGGTTTCCAAATGTTGCCTCCTCAAAGTCCTGTTGAAACAGGACAAGTTCATGTTCTTCATGGATATGAAAAACCTCACGGTAGTGGTTACAGTGATAACTTTGTATATGGAAAAGGTGGAGGAAGCTATCATGCTCAAACTGTAGCAGAAGAAGATTTATTAAATAAAGAATTTAATATTACTAATAATCCTGTTTTCGGTCCTTTTAGAAATGCTTACTATTTAGATAGCAATCAGCCTGTTGACAGAGGAACTGCTCAATTTAATTATGTAGGAGATACTCGTGTCTACGAAAAGATATTAGATGATATTAGGTCAAAAAGAAATTTGGCTAAAAATGACTAACTTTATAAAAAATTTATAAACATGAAAAAAAGAATTCCCAATTCATATTCTGCATTTCCCTCTAGTGTAAATATGAGATACGGTAAACGTATGAGTAATGGAGGTCCTATGATGAATCAGTTAACAGAATTTAACGAAGGAGGCCGCCATGAAGAAAATGGTTTAGGCGGAATTCCTCAAGGTATGAATCCAGAAGGCCAAATGAATTTAGTAGAGGAGGGAGAAACTAAATTTAATGCTGAGAATTATATCTTTTCTGATACCCTTAAAGTAGATAAAGAATTAGCAAAAGCTTTTAACCTTAGTCCAAAGATGGTAGGTAAAACTTTTGCAGATGCTTCTAAAATGGCTGGACGTAAAAACTCTAGAAGAGAAGGAGATAAAATAGAAGAAGCTGCTAACAATGCAGATTTAATGAATCTTATGGAAGCTCAAGAAGCTTTCAAGCAAAAAGAAATACAAGAAAAACTAGCAGAAATAGATGCGTTAGATCCTAATGTTCTTCCTGCTATGATGGGACAAGCACAAGATCCTAATATGATGCAAGACCCAGCAATGGGAGGACAAATGCAAGAAGCTTCAATGATGGACCAAGAAGCTATGATGGCTCAACAAGGCAAACCATCACCTGAAGAAATGGCTATGATGCAAAACGAAATGATGGGCCAACAAGAAGGTATGATGAGAAGCGGAGGTAAGATGCCTAAATCAGTATTATTATCTAGAGCAAAGTCTCACATGTCTGATGCAGCTGCACAAGAATATGTAAAAAATTACGGAGGCGGAGGTTCTTTATATAATACTATGTACGGTAGTGGAGGTAAACTTCCTAAAGAAATTTTAAAAGCTAGAGTTAAATCTCATATGTCACCTGCACAAGCAGATGCTTATGTAGAAAATTATGGTAGCGGAGGTTATATGAAACGTTCATATGCACCAGGAGGTTTTATGGGAATGAACATGGCTAATTCAAATACTTTTACAGATCCTTGTCCATGTGGTACTCCAGGATGTAGTCCTTGTCCAGGAAAAGAAACAGAATTTAGTAAAATTAAAATTGGTAGAAAAGTACAACCAGATGATGGTCTTACTGATTTACAAAAAGTAGCATTAGAAATTTCTCCTGGTGAATATAAACCTACATTAAGTATAGAAGAAAAAGCAGCAAAGAAAGCACAAGAAGAAGCAATAGATTTGGCTATGGATGCTCCTGTAGGGACAAATTTAAAATATACATATCTTACTGAAGGAAATGTTCAACCATTTAGTGATCCAAGATTTAAAGGAGTAGAAGTAGGAATCCCTATGGACACTGGATATATGAATACAAATAAATTAGCTAGAAAAGTGTCAAGAAATCCTACAGAATTTTTCTATAAAGCAGGTGATTTAAGTGACCCAGATGCTGTTGCAAGAGCTGAAGCATTAAACCAAGCAAGAATTAATAAATATAGTATAAATGATTCTAATCTTATAGCTAATAGAGCAGGAGGAAAATTATGTTACGGATGTGGAGGTAAGATGCATGCTTACGGAGGTCGTATGGATGGAAGACCTTATGCAACAGGTGGTGAAATAGTTACAGGTATAGGATCAGGTTTATACGGATTAGGTGAAGGTCTTTTAGATACTTTAACTTTTGGTTTAACAGATGAGCTTACTGATAGAGGATACGATGCTTTACAAGAAATAGGCCCAATGAAAGGAGAAGATAATGTAGGGGATGCTATCAGAGGAGGAGCAAATGCTGTAGGTGCTGCTGGAGGAGCGGTACTTAGTGGAGGAGCTAATACAAGTGCTGCAATACAACAAGGATCAAAAGGAACAGGAGATATGCTTGGAGCTATTGGAGAAGAAACAGGAAATGAAAACCTAGGTAAAATAGGAAAAGGAATTGAAGTAGGCGGACAAGTTGTAGGAATGGTTACAGGAAATGCGGCAGGAAGTGCTGCTAAAGGTGCGGGAACTGCGGCTTCAACTGCAGGAGACGTAACTTCTACTGCAGGAGATATTACTTCAACTGCTAGTGATTTAGGAGGTATAGGTTTTAAAGGAGCAGATGTACTTAGTGCTACTTCAGGCGCATCTTCATCTGCAGGAGACGCTGCTCAATTTGGATCTAAAATAGGAGAAGTTGCAGGAAAAGTCGGAAGCAGTCAACTTGGTCAAATAGGCATGAATACTGCTACACAAACATTATCAAATTTTGATGCTAAAAAAGAAGAAGAAAGATTAGCAGAAGAAGAAAGAAAAAGAATTGCTAGAGAAAAAATGATGACTAACGATCCTAATTCTCCTTATTACGATCCATTAGGAGGATATTTTATGAGAGCAGGAGGAATGCTTAAAAGAGCTGACGGTTCTTATAGTAAAAGAGGTTTGTGGGATAATATTAGAGCAAATATAGGGTCTGGTAAAGAACCTACAAAAGAAATGCGTAAACAAGAAAGAAAAATTAATGCTTCTAGTAATGCATTAGGAGGAAGATTATATACTAATGGAGGAGGACTTACTTTAAAAAAATCTGTCACAACTCCCGATGGAAATACTATTGAACAAGATGTTACTTATAATTCTTTAGAAGAATTATTAGCTGATACAGAAATGGTTAATAAATACGGAGGTGTAGAAGCTACTAGACAAGCTTTTGCAGGTAGATTTAAAAAGACTAGCAGTATTCCTTCTATAATAACTAATCCTATAGAAACTATATCAAACCAAGTTTTAAATCCTAAAGAAGAAGAAGATTCTCCTATGATTTCTTATATGAATCAATTGGCAAATAAAGAACAAGAAGTTGAGCAACCTATACAACAATCAGTTGCTTCTAGTAGTAATAATTATATTCCTACAACTTTTTCTTTACCTATTATGCCTCCAGGATTAGTGACTAGTCCACCAAAAAATACTGAATTAAGACTAGGCCCTTCTGAAGAAAATGTTTTAAACGATGAATCTATAACTTTTCAAGATACTCCTAAAGTTACTACAGAACCTGAAAAAAAAGATGATACAAAAAAAGATGATAATGAAGTAGATGTAAACGTAAATCAAAAAGATATAAATAGAGATTATACTTTTAAAGAAACTCCTGGACAATTTCTTGCTAAGATGAGCGCTCCTATGATGAATTTATATTCAGGAATATTTGATAAATATAGCTCAGAATTTGAACCAGAATATAAACCTGTAGAAGCTCCTAAATTAGATTACACAGAATCTATTAATGCTATTAGAAGATCTACTGCAGGTTTAAAGAGAGATTTAAAAAAGTATTCTAGAAATCCTGGTAATCTTTTACAAGCTAGCCAAAGAGGAGCTCAACTAGAAGCTCAAGCTATTCAGCAGATAGATACTATTAATGCTAAACTAGAATTTGAAGCAGATAAACTTAATAATAGTCAAATCCAAAGATTAGAGAAAATTAAGAAAGAACTTCAATTAGGTTTCCAAGAAGCTAAAAGAAAATCTCTTCAAGAAGCTGCTAAACAATTTCAAGAAATTGCTACAACTAATCAAGCTAATCAACTTGCTCAACAATATGCTGCAATGGGAGCAGAGAATATTGGTAAAGTAGAATATCAAACATTAGTAGAGCAACTTGGAGAACTGTTAAAAAATAGAAGAGAAGAAAAGAAAAAGAAAAAGAAAAAACAATAAGACATGCCTCTTACTCCTATATCTACTCCATATACTAGTGAATATAAACCTCTAGGTTTAGAAAGCTTTGCAGAGCCTTTATCTAAAATGCAAGAAAAGTTTGATGTAGCTAAGTCAGAAATAGATAAAACTAAATATGCTCTTTCTCGTATGAGTCAAGATGATGAAAGAGCTAAAAAGTTATTAGCAGACTTAGATGCAAAAACTGATGAACTTTCTAAAAATTTATCTAGATCAGGAAATTATAAACAAGCTACTCGACAACTTCAAGAATTAAATGAGTGGTTTACTAGTAATAAAGAATTATCAGGAATGCGAAGTAATTATGATTCTTATAAAGAGAATTATAAACTTATGAGAGATAGAGTTGATGGAGAAAATATGACCGAAAAAGATTTTGAACTTTGGGATTATTATGTTAGAAATAATTTTAAAGGAACTAATTATAATAAATCTACAGGTACATATAATACAGGAGACTTTAGTCCTAAACGATTTAATTTAGAAAAAGAATTAGAAGACAAAGTTTTAAAAATAGCAGCTATGGAGCCTGAACAACAAGTAAATGCTATTTTAAATTCTAATGGAAATGTTAGTGCAGGTGAAGTAACTCAGCAATTAACTAAATATAGAAAAATAGGAGATGTACAAAGGTCTATAAAGAATTTCATTCTTACAGGAGATAGATATAAAGATTGGAAACAAGAAGAAGCTAAGATGACATTTTTTAAGGAAAATGATCAAACTAAAAAAGCGGCTCTTCAAGGATTGTTAGAAGATTCAGATCCATTACAATATTCTAAAAATATTCTTACAAAAAGTCTTCCTGAATTACAAGAGCTTCATAAAGATGTTTCTGAGATAATAGCAAACGAAGATGAATTTGCAAAACTTAGTAGAGAAGAACAAGATAGAGCTAACGAAATAATAGAAGAAACTGAAACAGAGATGGGAGAAATTTATTCTCTCTTAGAGAGCAATGATCCTAATGCTATAGAACAAAAAGCTGCAGGACTTTATATTGCTCAAGAAATGGGATATTTTGATAAAGTAGCTTTAGCAGGTGCAGATGTTGTAGACTTTATTAAAGAAGGTTCTTTAAGTATGTCAGGAGGAAGTCCTGCAAAAAATGAAAAGATTAAAAAAGCTAATGAGATAACTATTAACACTCAGATAAATCCTGTTAATGTTATGTCAGAAACTGCTTTTGAAGGAAGCACAAGTCCTTTCTTATCAGAAGAAATGTCTCAGCTTGAAGGTGTAGAATTTGAAATGAGCATAGTAAATAATGAAGGTGAATTAGTTAATAAAAAAGTAGAAATTCAACCTGCTAGTACTATGGGCGAAATGTTCCAAAAAAATGTAGATTCAAGACCTTTGTGGAATAAAGGCACGCAAAGAAAAACAGTTGGTGGAGTAGAGTTTACTTCTGAAATAAGTGGTCGAGAAGCTAGTGATAATATTTTAAATTTTGAAAGTGAAAATGAAGCATTATCTAAAACTACTTTAGGTTATGAAAAAATGTATGATCAAAGAATTAGTACTTTAGATGATGAAATAAAATCTTATCAAGCAGAATTACTTAGTGAAGATTTATCTGATTCAGAAAAAGCAGAATTACAAGCTAAAAAGCGAGAAGCGCAAAGAGAAAAATATCAAGCACGTTATGCTAAAACAAGTGGTTTAAAAGACTTAGATTATTTAGTAACAAACTATATACATGATAAACCAGAAGAAGAAGTATTACAAATAATAAAAGATGCTGCATCAGAACTTGGTATAGAATTAAGTGATGAAGATATATTAAAAGAAATCGAAACTTTAAAAGAAGACTTTAATGGTAATACTGTAAGCAGTCCTCAATTTTTAGATAATGAATTAAATAAACTTAGAGGTGAAAGAAAGAAAGCAAAAACTCAATTAGTAGAAGATTTAGAAAAGAAACTATGGACTCTTTTTCAAGATGCTTCTGAAGACTTTTTTGGAACAAGAGACCCAGAAAATGATCTTACTGATGAACAATATCAATATATAGAAGATTATTTTGAATATTATAACAATACTGATTCGAGTGAAGAATTTAGAAAGCTTCCTGATACAGTACAAAAGGAAAGAAGTGATAGAAGGTCAAAATATCAAAAATTATATCAAGAGTTTGATCAAGAGTTTGATAAAAGAGATGCGGCTATTGCTCCAGGAGAATTATTAATAAATACTATTTATAAAGATTTTAGAAAATCTAAAACTTTAGGAACTGAGCAATTCTATCAAGTTCCTGAAGTAATTATAGATGAAAGTGCTGACGCATTCTCTAGTGGACAATTTAAATCTTTAATAGAAGACGGTATGGCTTCAAGAGGTTCTAAAAACTCTAGAGTAATATGGGACCCTACTACAAGACAGTCTATCGCACTGGATCCAGCAGGTCTTAAGCATTCTTATACTTTAGATGCATATAATTTAGAAAATGCTAGGTTTGCAGGAATAGATCAACATGGTCAAGTAATTATTGCTTTTTATAGAAAAAATATTTACAACGAGCAAAATAAAGATATGGCTACTTGGAAAAATAGCGTTCTTAGCGGAACACAGCCTTTATCTGAAGCTACTCAGAAACGTTTAGAAGCTTACGAAGCAGAGGGAGAAGCTAGTGGAGTTAGAGTAAAATTTAATGATAAACAACGTAAGCAAATGTCATTAAATAATCCTCAAGTTTTATATTTAAGTGCTGAAGGATTAAGTCAAAAACCTGTAGATGTAATTACAGAAAATTTTGTAGATTATGTAGAAAGCGCTAATACTATAGCTGATCCAAATGCTAGAATAGAATTTATAGAAAAGCAAAGATCAAATTATGCTCCTTTTTATATGAATTCTTCTCCAAAAATATCTAGTAGCTATAATAGATTTGCAAATACTTTAAGGCATAGAGCTTTAAATGGTATAGTTTCTGAAATAGGTCAAAGTAGTGCATCTGGTGGAGTAGTCAGCGAACCTTTCCAAGATAGTGAAGGCAGAGTAGTTACTAGAGAATATAATGCTAGATATCAAACAACTGAAAAAGGAGAGATATTAGTACAATATACAGAAGTATTAAAGAATGCTGAAAGTGGTGAAATCGTAAAACAAAGTGATTTACCTGCACTTGTAATCAGCGATCAAGTAAATCTTCCTACTGCTTTAGCAAAATTAGATTTAACTTTTGGTACAGGAGCTGGAGCAAATTTAGCTTATAGTGCAGAAGGAGGAAAAAGAGTTCCTATAGCTTTAGCAAATTTAAGTCCTGAAGTTTACTTTGACCCTAAAATAATGAATAATATTATAAGGTAATTTAATGGCGGAAGAATCTACAGAAAAAGAACTTAAGCTAGCAGGCTTAAAAGGAATAGACACAAGTAATCCAGATGGAGGTCCAGGAACTAATCCTATATTAGAATCTTCTAAAGATCAAATAGCTTCTTCTGATACTTATATAGAACCTAAAACAGAATCTCAAGGATTTATTTCTGATTTAGCAAATGCAGGTATTAATGGTGTAACTAGTGACGTAATTAAAGGAACTCAATTTACAGTTGATCCTATTGCTAAAGATTTATTTACTCCAATTGATCTAGCAATAGCTATTCCTGATGCTAATGAACGTGCTGAATATATTAGACAGCATGGAAAAAAATTATATCAACTTGATCCAAATGTTTATGGAATAACTTTTAATAAAGATATCATAGATTATGATAATTTTAGAAGAGCAGGATATCATAAAAACTTAAAAAACTTTGTAGATTCTCTAGATGAAAACCAAGGATGGTTAGAATCATTAGCTACTTCTGGAGGTAAATTATTAGGTAGTACTTTAAATAAAATAGGAGGAGGAATATTAGGTACTGCTTATGCAATGGGTTCTGCTTTTTTTAACTGGGATCGTCAAAAATTATATGATAATAAAGCTTATGATTTTTTTGACAGAAATGAAGAATATATAAATCAACGTTTAGTAGTTTACGGAGGATATGATTATGGAAAAGAATTTGACGAACAGGGAAATGTAATAGGTCAAAAACCTTTTTTAAGTACAAGCATTGAGAATTCAAGATTTTTTGATCATCCTTTTAAATCTATTAATGATGATATTGTTCCTACAGTTTCTTTTGTTATGGGAGCTGTTGCTTCTGAAGCAATTTTAAATAGAATAGGAGTTACTAATTTAGGAGCTACACTAGCTAGAAATGCTGCTAGAGTTCCCGTTGTAGGAGTAAGTAAATTTGCAAGAGCTTATAAAACAATTAGGGGATTAGAAAAACTAAGTGATTTCCAATCTATGAGACGTATAGCAAGCGCTACTAATGCTATACAAAAAACGTTAGGAACAGCTGGTACTATGTATCGCTCTGCAGCTTATGAGTCTGCAATGATAGGTAAGGATACTCAAGATAATACTTTACTACAAGCTAAATTTGGATATATAAAAAATAACCCTGCATTATTAGCAGAATATACAGAATTAGTTCGTGATAGTACAGATGAGTTTGGGAATCTTCTTGTTAGTCAAGAAGAGATTATAGAAAAAGTTGCTCAAAAAATACCTAAAGGGCAATTAGCTTTAATGAAACATGATGCTAAAACTGCAGGTACTGCAGCTTTCTTAACTAATATTCCTTTAGTAGGGGCTAGCTATATGATCCAGTTTCCTAAAATGTTTGGGTCTAGTTATAGAGCTAATCAAAAAATACTTTCTAAATCAGGAGTTCTTTTTGGAACAACTAAAGATGCATCAGGAAAATTAGTTGCTGATATAACAAAAGCAACTCGTTTTGAAAAATTAGTATTTAAATATTTATTGCCATCAGCAAAGTCAGGTGTTACAGAAGCATTTGAAGAATTCTCTCAAGGAGTTATAGAAAAAGGATATAGTGATTACTGGTCTGCTCCTTATACAGATACTTCTGTAGAATCTTCTATTGGTTTCTTACAAGCAATGGGAAATGCTTCTAAAAAATATGTTAAATCTACAGAAGGAATTGATTCTATTACATTAGGGTTTTTAATGGGTATCATGGGTATACCTATGGTAAAACAAAAAGCAAGCGGTAGAATCGGTTTAGGATGGAGCGGAGGTGCTTATGAGGCAGTACAAGAAGTAACAGAGAAACTTAATGAAGTTGAAGCTGCTGTAAAAAGATATAATGATGGACCCCAAATAAATCCTGTATTAAAAAATAACTTCGAGTCTTTTAAGAAAAGTATTACTATACAAGAAGAAAAAGAAAAAGCATTAGAAGAAGGAAATGTTTTTGCTTACAAAAATGCTGAATTCAATGAAGTTAAAAAAAATATAAAAAATAGATTAGATAATGGAATAGCTGACACTATTACTCAAGATATAGATGCTTTAGAAGATATGAGTCTAGAAGAATTT